GACATCGTCTGATTATCTAAGACGTGGCGACGTGCTAGTCAATGAAAGCCGCCATACTGTAATGGTGCTTAACGATGGCGCTAAAGCAGAGAAGACAGAGGTTGACAGCAAGCACGAGGCAAATAAAGCAAAAGTAAAGTCCCGCTTTGGATTTACTGATGCTACGGTTGCTTGGTTAGATACATATAAATACAACAAAGACCTGATGGACAAACTGGCAAATAAGGGATGATAACCCATGATTAAGCTTAAAAATAAGCGAAGATGGGCTAAGGGTGAGATGTCGAGGACAATTGTAATATATTGTCTTCGGCTCTTGACCATTGTTATGCTATGGGCGGCTTGCTTAAAAACGTATGCGGTCATACGCTGGGGTGAGACGATTGGATGCGACCTTAGCGACGTGTTAATTTATGCGGCTGGCGCATTTGGTTTTGAGCTGATTTCCCTAGCGTTTAAGCGCATCTTTGCTAAAAAGAACGAAGACATAAATGAATATAGTTAAATATGGAAAGGGGCGATTAAATGGCAACTAACTTTCCTAACAGTGTAGATACATTCCCAACGATGCTTGATATTACAGCTGATGATGCCGAGCTTGTCAAGCAATACCAAGAGGCTATGGAGGCTGGCAGTTATGATGTGGCGCAACAGATATTATCTGAGATCCCAAGCGGTCAACGAAAAATTATCTCGGCTGGATTGATGAATGATGTGTTGGATGGCTTGACAGCAACGGAACAATATTTTGCTGATAGATATAGCCCAGCCTATGTTGTGTCTGAGACTCAGCCTCAATATCAAGAAGCTACGGATTTTTGGTTTCACGTGACAGGGGTGGTAAAGATATGATGACTATGAAATATCAAGATATGCACTTGTCTGACGTAGACTTGAATACACAATTTAAGCAATACATGACCGATGGTCAATATGAGGCGGCACTGGCTATCCTGCAAAATGACCAACTAACTGACAAGACGGTAATTGCGGCGTTGTTTAATTATGTGACTGATCGTATCGTAGAGGTGCAGTCTATATCTGACCCAACCTTCAAGCAGAATAAAATTCAGGTTGTTACTCAACCGCCTGTTGGGATGTTAAATGGCGAAGTATATTTTCAATTGAAGGGATAAGATATGGGAGAAATTTCTTTATTTACAATAAAAGAGTATAATGGTACAGATTTCGATACTTTATATCCAGAAACAAATAGCGGTCAAGTATTGCTCGATTCAACTGCTCAAGCATCAACTAATTTACCATCAGGTTCAACATTAGACGATGCTTTACAATCTATTACCAAAGATGGTGGAACTTATCAGATTGGTGATACATTAACTACAACAAGAACTAATCTTGGTGATAAGTGGTTATTGTGTAATGGTCAACAAATAACACAAGCTGATTATCCAGTATTGGTTGAAATTCTTGGAGATAAACCGTTTAATTGGATTAACAAAGGAGCCACTTTGACAACACTCAGTAACGTTGTTAATAAAATTACAACATCTGGGGATGCATTTGTGGGAGCATCTGATAAAAAAGACGGCAACTTTTATCATTGTTATTATAGTGCAGACTTATTATTTTGGCGTAGTTTATTCTCTATGTCCAAATCGATTGACGTATGGTGCGTGGGTAATACTTTTATAGTTACATATAACCAAACGGGTGCCTCCACTTACACGTATGACTACCGGTATTATTCTGGTGAGGATGTACAAATTTCGAATTTTGCAACAATAAATGGATGTAGTCGCAGAATTTATGGTGCAACATATTGGAACGGCAAATATTATTTATCTACAAGAGACCCAAATTTGAGTGATGACAGTGAGAGCTTGTTCATCTATGACGATTTCGGACAAACGCCAGTCATACTTCACGTCTCAGATATAGGAAAATTGTCAGCACTTCCCGAGGGGGTTGCAATTTTCAGTGGTGGTCGCTCAACAACCTCAAGCTCAACCACGGCCACATTTAGTATAGATGTTGTAGATGCTCAAAACTCTATTACGAGTTATACGTCTTCTGCGGAAACAAGAATCGGCACTATGACAGATTTGAAATATTTTAACGGGTATTATTATATAGCTATGTATGCTTCAGGTAGTTCCCAATCGGAAGAAACTTTTACGCTTCTTCGTAGTGCATCATTAAGTGGCAACTGGTCTAAAATTATAGAGGATACGTATAAGGCGAGTAGAGATAGAGGTCACACTATAACAGTCACGGAAGATTATCTAGTTACTAGCTCTGGTTATTATGTTGACAAAAGTAATAATTTATACAAACAATCCAACCCCATTATTTCAACAGTGCCAATCTTGGTCGGTAAGGACAAGTATTACGCGATGGTTGATACTACTGTCTATGAAAGCAATATTGCAGTTAGTGCTAATTTACCATCGATATCTATTGCAAGTGGGTTGTATACCTATATTAAAGCAAAAAATTAAAGAAAGGATGATACCATGATAACATTATATCGTCCAGCATATTATACTACACCAAGAGCGCCTGAATTTACCGGGCGCTCTATTGATACTAAGCCAAGCAATATAGAGAATGGTGCGACATATCACGAGCTAGATACAGGGCGCACATATCGCTATGACGCTGAAAATAATCAATGGATGGAGGGCAAGGTGTGATTACGTTAACTAGACCATCCTATTATGACGCGCCAAGATACGCTGAATATTGCGGCTTGAGCACAGATGATAAGTCGGCAATCGATGCAGTCAATGCCGATAAATTCTATGAGATTGATACAGCTAAGCGGTATATCTACAATGGTGCATCTGCTGAATGGGTAGAGCAACCCGATGATACCACTGCGGTTGATACGGGCTTGCCACCTATCACATCTGAGACAGCGGGTCATTTTCTAGCTAATGACGGCTCAGTTACTCATTGGCAAGCATTGGCATCTGAGGATTTCATTGTCATCCTGACTGACCATCAAGATGGCACATATACCGCCAATAAGACATGGGTCGAAATTAAGACCGCATTTGATGCCAAAGAAAATATCGCTGTATCTATTGGAAATGGTGATGTGCGGCTACCATTGATGAACGCTCAAATTGCAGAGAGTGGTGATGCTGGCTTTACATTTGGATATACACAGGTTACTACGAATGGGCAATTAGTCCATACTCGGGCTGTCAATTATTTCCATACTGCTGACCCAGTTAATGATGAATGGTCAGATGTTGACCAAGCGGCTGAGTATTTACAGCTGACAGGCGGTACAATGGACGGCAATCTCAGCATGGCGGCTAATAGCATTACCGATGTTCAGGAAATATCGACTGCTGACCAATATCCATTATATATTGGCAATGTCGTCCATACTGCTGGCACTAATGGCGTTCGCATTACAAGCACCACTAATAACGAAGCGGCTGTATTAGCACCTGATAGTCAGTCTACATATCGCCCAATCAACGTCGGCACGCCCACAGCTCCCAATCATGCTGTTAATTTAGCTTACCTTACACAAGAGGTAAAAGATGAGACAGCAACAAAGAAGATGGTGCGGCAGGGCAAGAACACGGGCGCTATTACTACGTTGCCAAATGGCGTATATATGCTAACGGCTTGTGATGCTGTGCATAGCGGTCTTGCTATCGCATATGTATGTGGCTCTACTGTTAATATTGCCAATGTGAGTGAGCTGAAGGAATGGACATTGGCAAAGGGCGCTGTGGATAATAGTATCTATATTAACAATACTTCTGCGACAACAGACCTAGACGTATACATTGTTGCTTTAGGTGCTGGTTCGGCTATTTAATACATAAATAATGAAAGGAATGATTATATATGGCAACAATTAGAGCAAATGATGGTGGATGCTTACTTAATGCAGATCAGTTTGAATATACTAAGGATGAATTAGGTAGACCCGTGCTTAACACTAAGTCTGGTAGTGGTGGAGATGTGACCTCTGTCAATGGTAAAACTGGCGAAGTCGTACTAAGCGCATCCGATATTGGAGCGCTCGATGATACAACCGTTATCCCAACCAAGACAAGTGAACTACAGAACGACAACGGATTTATTACAAATTCTGCGCTCACCGGTTATGCGAAAACAAGCGCCGTTCCTACTAAGGTTAGCGAATTAACCAATGATTCCAAGTTTATCACAACAAGCGGAGCGCCCGTGCAGTCTGTTAATACGAAGACTGGTGCTATCGCCCTGTCTGCAAGCGATGTTGGCGCTGTACCTACTACAAGAACGGTGGCAGGTCATGCACTTTCCGCAAATGTGACACTTGTAAAGGGCGACGTTGGACTTGGCAATGTAGACAATACATCCGATGCAAACAAACCTGTCTCTACGGCAACCAAAACCGCTCTTGATGGCAAGGTTCCAACCACACGCAAGGTGAACGGCAAGGCTCTATCGGCTGATATTACATTGACAGCATCTGACGTGGGTGCTCTAGCCTCTACCGCTATCGCCGTTCCAGCCTTTACTGCTGATGATAATGGAAAGGTGCTAGGTGTTGTTGACGGCGCTCTTGCATGGGTATCTAAAACATAATAGAGGATGGAGGATAGAACATGGCTAATTTTTGTGGGGGCATCAAGCTCGGTTCAACGCTCAAACTAATTAACGGGGTGATTTGCGATGTTGATGCAACAACTGTTGATAAATCTAAGGCAGTTTCTACTTGCGGTCAGCTCTGGGATGGAGCACTATTTGCCGTGGCTGCGGTTGGCGGCGCTAAGCTTATTACTCTACACAATAGCGAAGGCGAGGAAGTTGGTACGCCTGTTGTCGGTAGGGGCAATTGTGGTGTTGGTCTTGATGGACGTTTTTTCAAGGTTGTAAAGGGCACTGTTGAGCTACAGGACGGTTTTGTATTGACTGTTGATGTAACACCAAAGGATGCTATCATTACTGTCACCGATGCTGATGGCGAAGAGGTCGACCCTGTTAGCGACAATGCCAAGCAATTTCTGCTAAGTGGCATTGGCGATACATACACTGTCACGGCCACTAAAACAGGATATACTACTGAAGCTAAACAAGTCAAGAATACTGGTGACCAAACATTTAAGATTGTGATGAAAGCGGTTGCTGGCGACTAATATAAATTTATGGGGAACATGGCAGAATAAATATCTGTAATCATGTTCCCCATTTTTTTATTCTATAGTATCTTTGCCTAGAGCATCTGCAACGCCACGTTTATATCCATCATCGTAGCCGTTTGTATAACCATATTCCTTGCCATCTTCTAGTCCATTCAGATACGCCTCATCACAACTGACAATATCAGTATCTAGGTTTTCATATGCCGCCATTGCTCGATTATGTCTATCGCATAAATCCTCAATCACGGCTTGAATAATCGTGTCTCGTTTACGGCATAGATAGATACTGTCGTCATCGACTAATAGCTCGTAGTAGAGTCCGATTGGTCTAAACTTCCACATCAAATTCGCCTCCTTCCATATCATCTATTGCGTCATTGTAGCCTACGTCATAGCCGTCATCATAATTCTCTAGCACCATATATAGCATATTGGCAAATAGGTCACATGATGAACGAGCCGAGCCAGACATGGTGGCAATGGGATTATCTGGGTCTTCAGGATAATACAGCTCTACACGGTATCTGCTACCATTGATACATAGTCGCGGTAGAATCATGTGCCAGTAGAGCCAAACCCACCGTCCCCACGCTCTGTTTCATCTAGCTCATCAACTAGCTCGAAGTCAGCTTGATAATACTTGCGTAGAGCCATTTGGGCAATACGGTCGCCGTTCTGTACGAAGATATAATCGTCAGTTGTATTAAGAAGAATGATTGTAACCTCGCCAACATAATCATTATCTACTACCCCACCAATCGGGATTAGCCCTTTGCTTGCTAGACCGGAGCGCTGTAGAATCTGTAGCATATATCCTTCAGGTGGCTGAAATGCCCAACCTGTAGGAATTTTGATGGTGCTATGGGGCGCAATACCCACACGCTGAATCGGGCCGTTTTCATTGCCACTAATATTGCGCACTTCTACATCCGGATTAAGCGTGATGCAATGGTCACTTAAATCCGCATATAAATCCATACAAGCCGCGCGTTCGCTACCATAAGTAGGTAACTTGGCAGTATCGGTTATGCGCTTTGCTTTAATCTTCAACAAATTAAATCCTCCTCATACATAGTATCAATGCCATATTCAAGAGCGCAATCATGCTCAATCTGACAACCTCTAGCGGCTTGCCAACCGTCACAGAAGAACACAATGTCTGCTTCACTCATTAACTTAATTGATTCGCCTAGATACCATAGAGGCTTGGCATCGTGTGAGGCATCTTTGAAGAACGAATCAATAATCTCAATATATGTGTTGCATCTAGCAAATTGCGCTGATAATCTAGTAGTAATATCTTCTCTCGCTTTAAGGATTTCTTCATTTGTCTTGCCATTCATTGGCTGAGAGATAAAAATTTTAGTCATTCTTGCTTCTCCTTAAATTTTTTATTATATCCACATGGATGGAACTCGGTGCATAAACCGCCTCTATATTCACATAACGGCACTAGATAATCCTTAAATTCAGGATTAGTTTTAATCACCTCATCAACAATCTGTTGCATTACCTTATGTGTTTCAGGAGATGCTTGATTGCACAGGCGCTTATGGGACATAAATACAAGCTCTTGGGCGTTAATCGACATAACATGACTGACTAGCTCATCTTGCGGCGCTTTGTTACGGTCGTATTTATCTTGTCTATCATTTCTCTGAGATTGGACATAGTGGTTACAACCGATATGATGACGTACAAACCTTTATACCCTCGGTTTCCCGATATTTATTAGGGGAGTAGACTATATCACAACCCATAAAGATATGGGTTCTCCGCTTTTCGAGCAATTCATTTCATAATTGCTCTACTCTCTTTCGAGATAGTCGTTAGACTACATATTTGAATGTCCAGCCTTTGTGTTGTGAGAATTGACCTTTCAAACATTTTAAGATAGTTCTTGCGGTTAGGTTGTTTTCTTTGGCACAGGCATTAGCGTTATTATATATGAATTGTTGTCCTTGTGGTGAAATAGCATAAAAATCTCTTTGCTTTGAAGGTTGATTTCTCTTATTAATAGAAGCATTTAGAAATATGCACTTGTCGGCAGAATATTCTTTGTTACCGGGGGCTTTAATATCTTTATCCAATTGAATGATGCCTTTGAGATATTTTTCTTCATTAAAACCTTCAATATCAACAATGTCTCGTATATAATTTTCAAAACAAAGCCAACTATCAGATACGGTATAACCTTTACCACCATAAGATTTATAACCAATATCATTTTGATTATAACAACGGGACACCATAGCCGTCCAACGCTTAAAAGCTACTTTGTTTAAAGTAGGATGTCTGGAAGATGCTTGCCCTCGACAAGCAACACCATAAATTGTTTTAGCATAGCAATCGGCTACGGAACCTTTTTTAATGTTATGTTTTTCAGCCTTGCATACTGTACCAGTTTTCAAAAAGCGGACTTGATAATATGTGCTTGTTCCTTGCGAATTTAGCTCTTTCTCTACAATAAAATCACCGTAATGATTGGAAGAATAAATATTGTTAACTATGTTAATTTTCTTCAAAATTCTCACCTCCTTCTTTCTCTGGACATTTTAATTATAGCACAGGGTTGTCATAGTGTCAACCTTAGATTTCCCCTGTTAGCAAAGTTATAAACGGCATATTTCCTTGCCGACCTTAAAAAGTTAACTTCACACCTTGCAATTACAAGTTAACGGAGTTTTCAATACATATTACTATGTAAGGGCACTTTTATGTTAATGCACTGACACCCAATATGGGATGACCATATGAACGCCAAACCATAACTCTCTAAGTGGACTATGCTCAGATGCGATTAGCTTGCGTTTCCATTCATCGGAGGGAAGAGCTGTTGCGCTCTTCCCCACTGTGTTCAACGTGCAATATTTACACCATGCCCAATCGTCATCTGTTGGATGTTTCTTCAACTCAACAAAATAATCTGGCAATTAGTAATCCTCCTCATCTGCTTCATCATCTTTTACGACATATATATTAATATCTCTACTGTTATATAGGTCGTATTCAACATTGCGAACTAGATATCTAGCACCTAGCCCATCTTCTGTTGGTAGCCAGACGTGCTCACCAATGCGTGGCACTAGCATACGGGCGGCATAAGTGTATTCATATTGATGTTTTGTTTTGCAACAATTTGCATAGTTGATAAAAAATCTTAGTAGGTACTTCATCTCAATCCTCCCAATTATATGGCTTGCAGAAATAGGCAATTTCATCACCTGAGATATATTTCTGCATGACTACATACATCTCGCGGCCTTCGTCATCACCATCTAGGGGCAACCATAGTAGGTCACCTTTGTTTGGTTCGGACATGAGGTCAAGTTCATCACATGAGCAAATCCAGTCCTCATCACCTAGTCGATTCTTATAGAAATTGATACGGGGTTCTGTCATTTGGTTAATCCTCCTTATTTATTCGCACTTTGTATATCCACATGACTTACAGGTGCAGCAACCGCCCTCAAACACAAGCGGTTCGCCACATTCAGGGCATACACCATTGTTCGTATTTAATACGTTTACTTTGCCAATCTCGGATTTAATCGGTACTTTCTTTACCGGCTTATCGTCATCCTCTTTATCATCTAGCTCTGCTTGCATCTCATTATACATATCAACTAGAGCATTGCCAATAGCCATGGGGCAACAAGACCCCTTACTGGTATCATGGTTGGTTGCTCTGCGCGTAGCATAAGAGGGGCATACACCTGTTGAATCAAGCTGGTCTTTGATGGTCATAATATCTACACCGGCACGGCATAGTAGGCTGATTGCGCGACTCAGACCAACCATGAAATTCTGGCATCCGCCTGTCGAGCCTTTGTTGAAATATACCTCTTGTAGACTGCCATCAATGGGGTCAAAGAAGCCGATGACGTGTAAGCTGCCACATCCTGTCTGAATCTTGCGCTTTTTGCCAATCAGGTCATTGCTTGGCTCGATGATTGAACCGCGAGGGAGAGTTGGTGGTTCCATCGATTCAGATTTTTCTTCGCCTTGCTTATTATCAGTCAGCAAAATGCCCTGACGAATAGCATTAGGTCTAAAGATGGTGCAACCCTTAATGCCTTTTTCCCAGCATTGCATATAAATGTCCTTGACTTCATTAAACGATGCTTCAGTAGGAACGTTGATTGTCTTGCTAACGCTCATGTCGGTGTATTTGCTAATAATGGCAAGCATAGCTACATGGTCATCAACAGACATATTGAGAGCGGTTGGGAAAATATCATGTTCATCAAAATCTAGGAGCTTGCCTTCATCTTTCAGCTTATGATATAGATAATAAGCGTAGTCCATCATCTTGACGATTTTGACATCCTTATCATCCTGACCGCCAATCTTTGCCTTGCGGTCATAACTCAGAGAGAAAATCGGCTCAATGCCGCTAGAGCAGTTGTTCCCGAATACTATAGAGATTGTGCCACATGGGGCAACGGCTTGAATCTTGGCATTGCGAATACCGTACTCGGCCATTTCATCGAGTACGTCTTTTTCTAGGACGTCCTTGACATATGCGCCGTCAATATGCTTGTCGGGCTCACACAGAGGAAAACAACCCTTTTCTTTAGCAAGTTGCACAGAGGCATAATATTCAGCATTTGTAATCATTTGCATTAGAGATTCAACATAATCTCTTGCTTTTTGACTGTCATACTTCATGCCTAGCATAGCAAGCATATCAGCTAGACCTGTAATACCAATACCAATGGTGCGCATACCCCTCTGATAATTCTCATAAATCTTGTCGGGGAATTTATTGACATCAATAATATCATCAAGCATACGGACAGCAATAGAAATTGTATCGCGTAGGGCTTCAGTATCAAGATGTGCCTGTTTAGTAAATGGATTACGAACAAAATTATGAAGGAACAATGAGCCGAGGTTACAAGCACCGCCATACTGCGACGGGCCGATTGAATTGATTGTACCTGCTAGATATTCAGCGCCTCACACAATGTGTATCAAATACATTTCACATCGTGCGCTAGACTATCGCATCCCCTTGGGGTCTCCTCGCTTAGTCGTTCAGGCTAGCATTACCCTTGCCCCTTGTAGCTGTGTATTCAGCGTCCAAGTCAATCAGAGGAGATTTTACATCCGCACGTTTATACGGCTAACGGATTGCTGCATACAATTCTTTCTACATACCATGCAGGATTGCGGTTATTAGCATTATCCTCATAGAATACGCCCGGCTCACCATTATCATATGCCATCTTCATGATTTCATTCCAAATATCACGAGCTGGCACTAGCTTGGTAAACTGCTTATCCCACTTGGCTGGTGGTAACTTATTGCCCTTTTCATCATAAATAGGCCAATGCAACTGAACTTGACCATCGGCAATGACTAACTGCATAAAAGCATCATCTACAACTACGGATAGATTAAAATGATTAAGCCGTCCTTCAGTTGCAGACTTGGCGCGTATAAATTCAAGGATGTCAGGATGATACACACTGAGCATACCCATGTTTGCGCCGCGCCTGCTACCTTGCTGCACCGTAGCTGTCTGAGCATTAAATACATCCATAAAACTAACTGGGCCAGATGCAATAGCGTCATTGCGCGTCTTATAGCCATTGGGGGCTAGATTACTGAACGCATATCCAATTCCCATTGATTCTATTATTTTCATAATAGTTTAGACTATATCTTCACCCAACTATTTGTTGGGGTTCTGCACTTCCAACATAAGAATTTCGCTTATGCTGTACTCCATTATGGATAGTCGTTAGAGATTTTACTTGGTTTAAGAGTTTTTGAGTTACTTAAATTCAAACAGCCAATTTTGTGTCTTACATCTTTTAGGTGTAATATGTTTGGTCAAAATTTTTCGACTGATAGTTGTTTGTGATACATTAAAGAATATCGCAGCATCAGATTCTGAATTAAACAATATCTCTTCGTTAGTTATTGTATTTTTAGCCACAACTTGTTTATCTCCATATCTGATTGGTTTCTCATTAAGGATGTTGCATTTATGCCAACTATTATATGATTCAGAACACCACTCAAGATTGTCTTTATTATTATTCTGTTTATTTCCATCTTTATGGTTTACAGATTGAAAACCATTCGGATTGGGAATAAATGCCAACGCAACCAATCTATGCGCTGTTGGAAATTCATTTTTACCACGTCTTAAATGATATACGCTATATCCGTATCTATCAATCTTTGATGTTAGAAACTTGTTTGTATATTTTGAAAACACGCGACCATCTTCAAAAATTTCATAACCCGGATAATCTGAAATTTCTACATGATTCACATTGAATCCTCCTCTCTTATTTATTTTTTCTCTTAAACCAAGCAACTTTCCACGGGATTGCCATATCGTATTGACTTAGGTTTCCCCGTTAGCGGTTTTGTTAATTATCATTTCCTATAACTACTAAACGTCAAAACCACACCCTATATTTATAGGTTCACAGAATTTTTTACTGTGCATTACTGCACAGGGAGGCAGAATTGTGTTTACCTCCAGCCTTATGTGTCATAGCGCCTAGCTTAACCGCATCAAAAATCTGCTCCATACTATTGCCAATAATAGGCGCGACAAAGCAATTATTGAGGGTTAGTTTTTCACCAACGCCAGCATTGCTCATGGTACGACCAGCAGGAAAGAAATAACCTTCTTTCATAATTGAGTAAAACTTATCAGCCCACATATATGGCTTATCATCTTCTGCTCTAGCAATAAATTCAGCTACGCGCCATAGTTGCTCATCATATGACTCACCATCCTTTTGGTATCGGTCTTTCCAGATAGACTCATATACCTCATTTACAAACAATAATCATCATCCTCCTTTTATTTATCTTTAACATGAATAACAATATTTGGTTTATTTGTATCCATGTCAATTACTGTATCAATTTTGTCAATGTCATGGAGCTGGTTGCCAATATGGATACGGACGTGTGCCGTATCTTCAGCCATTGTACGCATTTTCGACAAATTGTTGATTAGTTGCTGTTTTGTCAATCGCATTACCTCCTTGTCATCTATATTATCACACCTCGATCGATTTGTCAAGAGTGGTTTTTAGTGTTTGAACATAATTATAAATTGAATCGGCACAATCTTGGCAAACATCACAAATGGTCAGCTCACAATTTTTTTGCCCATATTTAAGGACGTTAACGCCAACTGCAGATTGAATTGACACGAGCCATCTCTCTCTATTATCAGTAATTAGTTTGCCACAAATATCACACGTTGTTCTTGTCATTTTTATTTCTCCATCAATTTATTCACAGCATCAACAAGCTCATTGATTTTATCAATCATCTTGCCATTATAAACAAACTTAACGTACTCTCCATCGCTAAAGTATTGCTTAAATTCAACCGTTTTATCTTTAATTCGTCCCTCTACTGGCAAGTCTTTTTCAAGATGTTCAATCTTCTTCTTTTCTTTCTTAGTGAAATCATATGCGCCGATACGAAGAAAATTATTTGTGACATTTAAGTCATTAACTTTAAAGGGCACAAGGTCTTCATCTTCGCAACGTACACGAACTACAATGTTCCCATCTCCCAAGTCGGAGACATTATCAATATACCCGATATATCCAGCTCTTGTCTTAACATAATCCCCTACATGAAATTCATAATTCATTTAATCAACGCCATCCTTTAACACCTCTCTCAACCACGTATTCCTACATTTTTCTTCCTGCACATTTAGTCCTGCCTCAATCGCCTCCATATCGCCAATTACTACTAGCCGCTCTTGCGCCCTTGACACCCCAGTGTATAGCAGGTTACGCGAAATAAGCCGCATATGGCTTCTATCTACCACCACAATCACCGCCTTTGCTTGACAGCCCTGGCTGCTATGTGTGCTGATACAATATCCTAGCAACATTCTACTGATATGCGCCTTATCAACCAGGCAATCACCGCAATCAAAATGCACGACCATCTGTGGCATTTTATCATCAGGCTCAATATCCACGATGCGCCCCATGTCGCCATTAGCTACAAACGCCGTATCATCTCTATCGGCAAGCGGCATACGATATTCATTCTTTTTATTGATGACCTTATCACCAACACGGAACTTGACTTCTACACCATTCATCGTCCAGCCAACATCTGTAGGTGGATTTGGGTTAAATTTATCTTGGATATAATTGTTGATAACCAATGAGCCGCATTGCCCCTTATTGAATGGCGACAGAATCAATATATCATCCTGCCCATAGCCACTAGCCAACAGCGCCGCATATTCTCGCTCAATTTGCTTGATTGGTAATGTATCAATTTCAACAAACTTATAATCCGTGAAAGTATCTGTCAGATGGCTACTATCACCATTTCGTACATCAGTAGCAATGGTTATGATACCAGACGTGTTGTATCTGAACACCTTGGTTAAGTTACATACAGGCACGATGCCGCCATCAAGCAGATCGCGCACAACATTGCCACATGAGATAGAAGCAAGTTGAGATGGGTCTGCAATAAAGATGAGTTTGGTATTGTCATTGAGCTTATTGAATAGAGCGGATAGCAGGTCAACTGCAACCATGCCAGATTCGTCAATCAACACATAATCGCCCGCCATCGCTTCACTCAGCAAGAACATATGAATGGTGCTGGCTTCACGACTTGTTGCCTCACGCATCCTCTTTGCGGCGATTCCTGTTGGAGCTAGCAGTGTATAGCCATAGTTGTTAGCTTCAAGCATCTCAATAATGGCCTTGAGTGTCTGACTCTTACCAGAACCGGCACTCCCCGTCAACATCATTACGTCCTGTTTACAAGCCATCTCAAGAATCTGTGATTGTTCATCTGTCAGATCTAATCCGTCTACGCTTGTAAACTTCTGCCAATTCATAGGATAATAATGTGGATTGGCTATTTTTTTCTTCACGACCTCAGCTACATGGCATTCCGCCATATAGGTCGATTTGCGGCTTACATACTTGCGCTCTGGCTCATAGTAAATTTTAGACGATGTAGTGACTGCCTCATAGATATAACTAACCGATTCGGGGCATAGAGACACAAACTGGTCAAATAGCTCAGATGCGCCGATTCGCGTGTTGCCATCATCCTCATTTCGCTTGAGTAGATAGATACAGGCGGCTTCGGCTCTATTTAATGAACAAGCAAGAGATGGCGCATATTTCATTACCGCCTTATCAGCCCTTGTCCAGCCCCAATCCAACACGTCCATAAGCACGTTGTATGGGTTCTGTTCAATGTCCTCTTTGAACTCGTCAATATTGCCGTATCGCGCCGCAATCTTATTCAGGTTCTCATCGGATTCAATAGACCATTTAGCCGCTTCTTCCATAAATGCGATGCGGTTATTGATTGACTTGATTTTGGCGATATAACGGTTTAACAGCACGTTCTTCACATACTTGATTTTGCTTGGGTCGATTTGTTCTTGTTCGCCATTTAGCACCATACTGACAAAGTGAGGGTAGGCGGCATGGCATGATTCAGCCTGTCTATTCGTCATCAAGCTGCGTAGAGCCTGTAACTCCTGTTTCTCTGTCAACTTGAATTTGCCGCCTTTTGCCTCAAACGAGCCAAAGCTGATAAATTTATAGCTGTATGGATGCTTCTCATCAATGATTGGCTCGATGATACAGTCAATGCGGCGATTCAGCTCAAAGTTGGCTATATTCGCACCTTTCAATGTTAGGTTGTGATATACAGGGTGCGTCTCTATACCGGCAACAGGATTAACCAGCTTACATGACAGGATGGCAAAATCGGTCTTGGTGTCACGGTATAAGAATCGCTGTGGGAGTAGTTTTGCTTTTGGCATAATATTTTAACCTTTACACTTAAATAATTTTTCTACTTTGACGCGACTCACATTGTCGCTCTTTTCAAGCGTCCTTACTTTCTCTTTGCTCCAGACACATTCAAAATCATCAGGCGCGGATTCCTCACTGATATATACATCACATCGCTTAGATAGCTGGCGCATATAATCCCAAAATTCATCTGTATCAAATTTGCCTAATGTATAACCCGTTGTGTTTGCATAAGGTGGATCACAATATACAACCGCGCCATCTGGGATTTCTACATCTTTATAATCAAGACAAGTGAATGTAGCGATCTGTAGACCAGATAAATCTTTTTGTAAAGTAGACTTGGCTTTACCCACATAGTTGCGCATCAAGCTGCGCTTTGCCTGACCGCAGTAATCATCGCCACGTTTATCTTTAGCATAGCCACCCCACCATTTGCCGCCGAATGAGCAACCAAAGCCGACAAATCCGGTCAAAGCAGGGTCTTCGTCCATATTGGCTTTAACGTGATAATATTCTTCCTTGGTCACTACATCAGGTGGCATCCAGCCATTCTGTAACGCTTGCCACATAGCAATGAGATAGGAGTGCTTGTCATTGAGGATTTTAACGTCTGCTTGTACCTTTGACTCAATGGCGCATGAGCCACAGAACAGGCTTACGAATGCTCTCTCTCTCTCTCTCTCTCTCATTGCGCCGTTCAGCACATTCGCGATCTGCTTGCTGATTCGGCTCTTTCCGCCCATATAACGCATTATTCAATACCTCCGAAATTTGTTTAGAAATGCGGCTCTTACCGCCCATGTACTGCATCAACCAGCAACATATCCCAATCGTCAATAATCATCTTCATGAGTTCGGTTGCACCCCAAGCTGGTTCCCATCCTTTATTATATACATAGTGGATTCGCTCTGTACTGATAAATGTAACCCATCTATATTTACTCGCCACAACCTTAAATTCATTATCTACAATAGTTACAGTTGCTTTCAACAAGCTATTACAGATGTCGCATGCCACATCGAGCCATGCTGTGTAGGTAAGTATATCTTGCATTTAATTACTCCCTCCAATCGTCATAGATTTCAATGGTCGGAATTTCATCGTTTACATCAATGATAATGGGGTGGTTTGTTGTCTTGTTCAATTCAATCAGCTTCTTAAAAGAATTGATTTCAATACAAGCACCCATGTTTCCAAGCCAACCAATCTTTTCATCGTGCATAACATAATAGCTGAGGATCGGGTAAATACGTCTAAGTTGATCTGCGGTTTCACAATTCAATGTGCGATGGATATAAAATTTCATAATTAAACAACCTCCTGTTCAATTTGTACCATAAGCATATCACATGAACAGGAGGTTGTCAATAGGTTATTTAATTATTTTTCATCATTTCTTTTAGTGCGCCAAATAGCTCTTTACCACAAATAGGACAAGTCGAGTTAATATCAACAATATATTTTTCATCTACGACTAGTCCGCAATCCGGACAATGAATAGGCGCATATTTTAGTGGTCGCTCAATCTTCTTGCGGCGGTTGCGTTCTGCTCTGCTCAATTTTTTCTTTCTCCTTATATTTTGCTCTATAGTCGTCTCGCTTGGCTTCATCGCCATCGTTCCACCATTTGACATTGATATAATCTAACACTTTAGCCATACCAAGTCCCTTGTCAGGAATCCACATGCCAGATTCGTTGTATTTGCCGCCACGCATACAGTAGTCGTAGAGATGAGGATTGATATTAGCTAATATTTGGAATTTGTTTGGCTCTTTTTCAAGATGGCAACCAAAGCCACAGAAAATGCAACCTGTGCGCTTTTGTTTGGTTGTGGTATATACACCATCTTTTTCTATGATGTCACCATAGATTTCTTTGACATATGGGATGTTATATTTGACAATATAATGCAGTACGTCGGATTTAGTCCAAAATGATAGCGGAGTCGAAATTGGACGATTACCATCAAAGGCATTGCAGCCATGTTTTAGCCATTCCGTTTTTCTTAATAATGACTCATCTGTCATCGTACCGACAAACGCTTTTAACCCACTTTCTTTCTCATATTTATACGCAAGTTTTTTCTTCATTTCCTTACAACAATAATTATCAACATTAAAATCGGCATCAAGTAGAAACTTCCACTTCATCATAGCTTTTCCATAGGCATCGTCTTGCCCATTTGTTTTCTTCCCATTTATTTTATGCAACCCCCAATTATTGCCTTTTCGTGCTTGAGATATAACAGATGCAACCTCTTTTGAAATAATTGGATAACCATACTTTTTAATTACTTCAACAAAATTCATTTTAGGCTTTAGAACAACCACATTTGGCTTACTCATAATAAAATCGCGTAATTCAGGATATTCAAGCCCAGTATCACAATACACATCTGGTACATCGGGATATATGGAATGGACTAGGTGACTGAGGACAGTAGAGTCAACGCCGCCAGAATTAGAGATATACACCTTACCATCCCAATGTTCATGCCATTCAATAATACGGGCCAAGCTAATCTGTACTTTTTCTTCAAGAGATTTAGATTGTAGCTCTTTCAAATCTTCCTTTGTATGGTTCATCCTACAAACTTCTCCTTATATTGTTTAATATTATACACCAAATCGTCAATATCTTGCTTATCCGTATCATAATCAAACGATACTCTAATAACTCTGCTTGCCTCATTATTTGTCAAGCCGCAAGCATTAAGCACTCTAAAATCATGTAGGCTCGAACAGGCAGAGCCACCAATCCCAATATAAATAGACTGCGACGCTAGATACTGTTGTAGACTATCGGCATTGATATTGTCAAGCATGATAGCATTGATAGCATACGTACTAGGCGCTCTTTCTGTAGCATCGGATTTGTCTGGTTTCATAGCTGAGTTGACAACGCCGCCATAAATACCATTAGCTGATAGCTCGGCAAGCAAATAGCGATATAGCTCATAGCAATATTCTTCATGTGCATCTACGTTCTGACAAGCATCCTCTGTAGCATCTGCAATAGCACAAGCCCCAGCCAGATTAGGCGTACCACGTAGCTTGAAGCCGCCCAGCCATTCATTAAACCTGTCAGATAGCCACATACAACCAATGCCGCCCTCGGTGGCTAGCTTATGGCCGCTCCACACAGCAATATCGCACCACTGGTCAATATTGTCAGGAATCGCCACCTTTCCAATCATGGCCGTCATGTCGCAGATGAAGAACGCATTATAGCTGTGGCACATATTGCCGATTTGCTCAATGGGAAAAATCTGACCTGTGATATTATTCACACCCTGCCACATGACAAGCATTTTTCCGTAGCTTTCTGGTGTATCAGAAATAATATTTGGTAACTCATCGATATTTCCAATAGAATCAAAGCCGTATCTCCAAAAACTGTCATGCTCGTATTTTGAACAGATTACCGTGTTCCGCTTGGCACGATTCATCAAATTTTCAATCAACTGGCTACTTGTACCACCAAATATAACTTTGCCACTCTTTGCACCAATAGTCGCCTTTACCCTATCTCTGCATTCATCAAGCAACTTCTGCTCTCTGTAAGCATAATTGGCATTAGGGTTCAAGAACGGGCCGTACCTGCTAGACGGATACTTGGTGAATGAATTAGTTGCTGCATATTCTAGGTAAATCATTGAAAAATCCTTTCCCAATCAAATTCATCGTTTTTCTTATCTACAATTTCATATCGCTCGATTATTGCTTGCGGCTTAATTTGCCCATTATATTCATTCAATCCAAGAGATACCACAACCTCTATGGATTTGCCCTGTGCCGCCTCAAACTGACTTACTTCTTCATTGTTAACAAAGAATTTAATGAACTCAATGCCGTCCTGAATCAGCTTGACAGTAGTTGAGCGATTACGATATACATAAATCTGTGGAGTTGTTAAAGTACAATGGAATAGTGGCTTGGGGCACCCCTGTCCGAACAAGCCTTCATTGTCCACACAAATTTGACATAGCGCGTGTGTAATTTGACTTGGTTCAATACTTGCCGCAACCTCAACAACGCCAGCCATATCAATCTGTTGTTCGTCAAACCACTTGACGAATCGCTTGGCATTTGACACCTTCAAGAAGCAACCAGCGGCACAACCGTGACCCTGCGCTTTGATTAAGCCGCTATCATTGAGTAAATCAATAATATCAACAGGCGAGCGATAACTACCTGATAGAGTGCATGGGTCTAATTTTCTAAACACAAATGCAGTCTTATTATATTTGGACATTAGCTTATTAGCCAATAGACCAGTATATTCTTTGTGTTTATTATTAATCATTGCTACGACGCAATTTTTATAAATGTTGAGATTGTTAATAGCCGAATCGAACAGCGCTTTGACCTCTCGCGTTTGTTTACTATGGCAACGAGTAGCAACCTTAATAGCCGTCTCAGGCTCTACGTTGCCCATAAAGCCGTCAATCAGCACAGCCCTATCATCTTGTGTACCATTTCGGAAAACGGCGTTAATCTTGGGCACAACGTTCCAAGACACGTTTGTTGGAGAGGGCGGCCTACCTTTGCCCAACTTCTCTACCATATAGGTCAAAAATTCATTCATTCGGCTTGCTCACCGCCTTCTCATAATCTCTTTGCCATTGATTGATATAGGCTCTATTCTCTAGGTCGCGTAAATCCATAACATCACCAATAAGCGACATGGCTACAAGGTCGGCATATTCGTCTTTATCGTTGCCCAGAACGGTATTGGCGAATTTGCTTGCTATCAATGCGCCACTTGCTGATTGATTAGTATCGCTCTGTTGCAGACAATTCACAATAACTGCGTATGGATTATTTGAAAAATCATATAGATGATGGTCTAGGATAAGCACGTCACAGTCATGCTCTCTGAGCGTCTGGCATGATTCTCTATCTGCGCTTGCGTCTGGGATGATAAGTAGAGATGGCGCATATTCAAGAATATCATCCAGCACCTTATCAGATGAGTCGGCTCTAATACCGTGCGCCTTTGCAACCGTATGGAAGAAGATACGATATTCAGCATTGAGCCGCTTAAGCATATCTGCAATGATAACGCATGAACACAGGCCATCGTCGTCCTCGTCGCACAAAACTGCGATTCTACTCATTTTTGTAAGATGTTGTTTAAGTAGCAGTACAGCCACATCCATATTCTTATACATATCTGGGCTTTGATATTCAATCTTATCTGGATGCAGATAAGCATCAACATCATCTATACCACAGACACGTAAATATGCTCGTAAAAATGTGGCTTCATTAAGGGAATCTAGTAGTGGATGAATTTTAATCTTTCTCCCCTCCAATCTTATATTTATCTGGTAAATAACTGAAGATATGTGTGATTACATCCACTGCCCATCCATTCCCAAGCGCTTTTCTCGCTGCGCTATCAGGTATCATATTAAGATAATCATCTGTCAATGTTTGTAACCTACACATTTCCGCAGTGGTATAGTATCGCCACGGATAAGTATTGTTAAATACGTCAATATATCTACCATGTGACAATGATGTTAATACATTGTCCTTATCAACGGTTGTCAAACAATTTGATTTGTCAGTGTATTTAGACCTAACCTCAAGACATTGAACAGTATTCTTATTATACCCAACAATTGTACGACCACGAATAGCGGCCGGATTAAGCATTGATTTATCATCAAGAATGTCAATTAGTTTGATGTTTTTATCTCTTGGTTGATTTACATTCGGTATATTAGTCCAATACAATCTGCGTCGATTTTGAGCTGATACAAGTGCTGAATTTATTTCAATTGGCTCAACTCCAAGATATGATGAAATGATGTTTCGCCATTCCTGTTTCATCACAACGTTTTCAAGTAAAAAGTATTTGGGCTTGCATTCTTCAATGGCTCTGACAAATTCAAAAAAGAGTTTGCTACGAGGGTCATTAAAATTCAGCATTCTACCTGAAAAGCTGAATCCTTGACAAGGCGAACCTCCAATAAGCAAATCCACCTTGTCTTTATATTTTGTAAAATCCTGTTTTGTTACATCGCCGTGTTCTATAATGTCTGGATAATTGGTCGCCGCGACTTTAATTGCGTTCTTTTCAATCTCCCAAGCATCATATGAATCGATTCTAATACCAGCTCTTTCTAATGCCAACCGTCCACAGGCAATCCCATCAAATAACGATAATACTCTCATAAATAAAATCAACCTCCTTATTGTTGATATAGCGATTATACCACAAAGGAGGTTGATTGTCAAGAGCTATATTAAATTTTCACCCTACTTTCCCATAACTTCATTGCTTGCTCATATGATATATCCATCATATTGCATTTATACATATCATAGCCTTGATTGTTATATATAATCGAGACGTTAAAATAACTACGCAACTTAGCCGCCAGCTTCTTCATCTTAGTCGCAAAGAATCTAAATTCATCATCGCCCACTATATGGTAATCCGAGTCGAAGCCAAGCGCCACCTCATTTACACCCAACTCAAGCAATAGCTGAATATGTCGCTTACTAATATTAGAGCCAAAAACGGCTAGAGCATTATCTATGCCATATTGGGGCGACTTTAGCACACTTTTTTCTGATTCAAATAACACTACTTGGCGCGACTTTTCAATAGCTGCTCTATTCTGGTCATAGCCATAAAAGCAAGCACCGCTTGGGAATTTAAACACCTGTCCATCAAGCGTACATATCGGTCTATACTTGCCTTTAGCTACATCCTGTTCTTTTGTATATCTCCCCCTTACACCTACCAGTTGCCCATTAAACACTACAGGTATGGAAATACACGCTTGCCGTGCATACCAACCTACGCCGAATTTATCAAGTATATCTTTCGTTATCCCATAATCTAGCCAATCTTGCGGGTATAAGTGGTCAAATAGGGATAAGACGGCTGGGTCATATGTAACCAACTTATCTGGCTCTGGCTCAGCATCTGGTAAGAATCGGCGCAATTCAGACCAATTATCAAGTTGCTCATTTTGCTCTATTTGACCGACTTGCAGATTTAGAGTTGAGCAAATATAGGTAATCGCTTGATTGAAGTCAAGATGTTTGACGTGCTGAACTAGAGATATGGTATCACCTGAAAAGCCACAACTCCAGCACTTGTATTGCATGGAGTCGAGGTATAGCCAGAGCTTAGCGGAATGGGCTAATGGGTCGCTCTGGTGGCAGATAGACGGGAATACAAGGTTGTTACTATCCGCTTTCATCAACGGAGCACCTAGAGCATCAAGCAACTCAATAATGCGGTCTTCGGTTAATTGGGATTTGAGAGAGGCAATATCAATCATGATTCAAATATATCTTTTCAAATTCAATATATTGTGTACCAATAAGAATTAGCTCCTCATCTGATTTATTATCAGACGTTTGAACATTGAGATAGTGTGTGATTGCAGGGCACAAGCGAACCGGCTCTTTATATAGATTGATACCGAGCTTTAGATATTTAGAGCCATCTGCATTATCATGGGATTCTACCACAAAATTGTCATAATCATCTTTAGTATCGAACGACAAGATTGTTTCTGTGCTTTTAACATATGAGTGAGGAGGCGCATACGGGACATTCACCTGTTCGCGCTCCTCATTTACTTTTATATGAATCATAGTAATTCCTCGATTGGTTAAGATTTGAGATTGGGAATATCAATCATACAACAAAAATCAACACAGCTCCAAGCATCAAAGTAAACGCCAACAAGCCGCAACCAGTGCAACATACAAATAAGTCGCTATATTTATGTGTTCGTTTATAATTATTACCACCAACAAAAATGCCAAAGAATGACAAGAATAATCCTACACAATAAAGAATCCACAACATTAGCTATTCTCCTTATACCACAGCACAATTTCCTCTGGCACATATCTCTGTACCACCTTGACGAACGGCGATTCATCATTATGCAAACCAATAACAACATCACAATCTTGATAATATGGAACATCTGCTAATAACTTATCAGCATTTGCAGCAATATCTTGAGCACATAGGTATAGTTCTTTTACTCTATCAATCATTTAGCGTATCCTTCATTCTTTAGCTTCGACACAATTTCATCACGTTCTTTCTTGCTAAGGCCAAATATAATACAACACTCATTAAGTACGCTTGTATATAAAGCATCATGGTTATTTGTAATGGAGTCACGAACAATTTTATCTACCTTGTCAGACCAAGCACTGCCATATTTCCGTAGAATATTCTCCTCGTTGTTCAATGTCTGCAACACATCAACATAAGTACAATTTTCAATATAATCTACCAGTTCATCAATTATATCTTTCATTATTTAGCATACACCAACCTTGTCTTACTGAGCGAATATAGCTGGTCAAATTTTGTTGTTATAAAACAATCCTTAGTTCTACCTGTATTCAAATCGAGATAAAAATAAATCTTGATGCCTTGTTCAACCGATGAGAACCGCATTTTGTAGACAGATAATACACGATTCGGCTTGACTCTATCGGGATATTTTTCAGCCACCATGTCGGCTATGTCCTGTTCTTTATGGCGCAGTGGCATAATAACACCAGCAATATCAGCCTTGTTCTGAATCGCCCTAGAACCAGCCGCAACACCACTATCCATAATTTCTTGCGTCATAGCATTGGCATTAACTTGAGTAAATGTAAGGACGGCAATATTATATTCAACGGCTAAATCCTTGAGCTTGCTTGCAATACCTGATAAGACCTGATCTGACCGTGTAGCCACACCGTTCTTTTTGGCAATATCGCTCGATACTGAGGCTGACTCGACTATATAATCGTAGCACAAATAGCCGACCCCTCGGTTTACCACATAATCCTTGACATATGATTCAATCAGGTCAACCGTATAATTAGGCATAGTGACGATATACAGATTAGATTCATGCAGAATCTTAATCGCTTCGTCTACCCGTTCTTCTTCGCCCTCTTCATAGCGGCCATTCAAAATGCTAAAGCATGGTACGCCGCTAATTGTAGCCACGATTTTAGGCGTGACTTCAGTATCACCAGCCATCTCAAATTGGAGATACAGACCGGCCTTATGTTGATAGCATGGGTTGTCTACATATTGCTCTTTGTCTATATCATAGATTCTAGGACAGCATACTTGCACAAGATTAGCCAAGCCGATAGTTGACTTACCTATACCTGAGCCGACTGAATAGATTGACAACTGTCCCGGAATCCAGCCTCTAGCCGCTGTGTTCAGATATTCGCTGAATGTAGTAGCGCCAAATAGCGGCTCTGATTTGAAGCCCTCTTTGACCGCCTCAAAGCCATCACCAGCCTTTAGTTCGTCAATATCCTTATCTTTATAGAACGTCTTTTTAATAGCTATCTGTTGTGCGTCAAACCACTGTACAATATCTTCAATGGATGCTTGGTCATCTTGCTCAAATTTGTCTACATTGTACCCAGCCGCCTTATACGCTCTAATCAACGTGCACCGGCGCACATTTGCGTAATATACGTCAAAGTTGCCGACATTGGCAAGTTGCTTGACCGTATCAATAAAATCGTCAAGTTGATTTGCCTTGAATATACCCTCTACTTGCTTATTGTTCTTACATAGCATATAGATGTCTAGGCTCGATATGGACTCAGCTCCACGACGAGCAAGAGCTACACACGCTTGCCAAAGACGGAGATGGAACGGCGTTGGCTCAAAATCGGCTTTAGACAGGGGGTATTTATCGGAGATGGCAAGCGAGGGCTTGATTAGCAAACAACCTAATAAAAGACGTGCTGAATTTGCATCATATATCAATAATCAGTCCTCCGGAAATTCAATCGGCAACTCAATATAAGCCCAATAGTCTGTGTCGTGAATTGTATAAAATCTATTGCCGTCATACCATGCTAAATCGCTTTCATCAGTTTCCCAGAGCGCCCCAACAATACAAGTATCTGGCAACCTTTCTCTGTTTTCACCAGCGAACGATACAAGCACCCACTCATACGCAGATGGCTTAATTCTCATACTACGCCAGTTCATCATCATCAATCTCCTCTACGACCATATTATCTTCATCCGCTCTAAAGCAATGGAAATCGGAACAATATCCACAGCTTTCAGCGATATCTTGATGGCGCTCATCATCATGTAAACTACAACCAATCGGCTCGATACCCACAATACTACCTACTTCATCGTAGATTGTGTTATAAATGACGTAGATGCAAAAATCGCAACAAGCAAGCCTCAAACACTCTTCTGAACAACCAATCATTTTATGCTTCATTCAAACACATCCTCCTCTTTCTCTTGCCTAACAATCTCAACATTCTTGTCCTCAAGTTGCCAATCAGCAACAACCTGTTGCATCTTTTTGCGCCAGTTGTAGTATTTTTTAGCTGCTTCAGCATAATATGGCACTAGTGGTAAACCAGACCCATCAAAGCCAAGCCGCAGATGTTCGCGCATATACCACAAAGAGTATTGTATAGATTGAGGTGTCAACCCATAATCGCTCTGCATCTTCTTGACCGTCTGTACGAATTTGACCCATTTGGTATCAGGTGCATATGTCTGTACATAATCGGTCAATTTGCGCAGCGGGCTATAATCCTCTTTTGGCTTGTCTTGCTTTTTACGTCCAGCCAACCACTTATCGGCGCAATCTTGACAACAGAACCAGAATTTATTAGGTAATTGGATTGCATCAGATTTGAGCTGCTGTTTGCCGCATTGACGGCATTTAATGGTAGGTGGCTTAGGCATTAGCTTTGCCTACAGGCTGAGCCACGCTATATCTATTGTCAAACTGACGAGCCAATGCAATTGCTTCATCAAATGAATCTGCTGCCACATACATCGCATCCTCAATCCAGTCTTTATAGAACCATACTCTCCAAACCATAATCCTTACCTCCATCTCTTTGATAATCCAAGTATAGCATATATTGTTTGATTTGTCAAGATAAATTTTCGATATATTCTCCCCACTGTTCAGCCATGGCTTTAGCTATTCCTTCAAACGTCTTGCTACGGTTCTTTTGGCGTTCTTTACCACCTTTGTTATACCAGTTTCCAGCAATTTTAGTTGACTCTCTTTGCTCTACAATATTAGTAGGGATAAGTTGTGGAACGCCCTTCTCCCATAATCTAGTTGTTTTCTTGAATGGATGTCCATATTCATATGGTTGAATTGTCTGCTGATAAGGTGGCAAATTATATACTTTAGACGGTGTTGGATTTTCAACAACAATATGTTCGCATTTAGCATTGATGAATTTCATGAAAAATTCTTTGGCTTCAAGTCCTTTTGCATACCGCTCTTGATTTAAAATGTGCTCTTTCCATAGATGACGCGCACCGGCATTACTAAGGTAAGTGCAAGGAGGATGACAAATCAACAAATCCCATTCGCCATCGATGACATGATGCACACCATCAACTGTATCAAATTCACAATCGCCATTGATTAGCGGTAATACATCCTGCTGGATATGCCATTCTGGATGACCACCAGAATATGGCTCAATGTCACAGCTATACGCCTCCCAACCACGTTCACGAAAGGCCGTACACACGCGCTGAGATTCTTCACAACAAACAAGCAATCGTTTATTATTCATTTCAACCTCCTGAAATTATCTCATATTCTAGCATCCATTTATCAATTTCTTCTTGGCTCATAGCCACATCTGTCCTCTTACAATCAACTATACTAAGGCCGCTCTCATGCGTTATGACCCGATTTTGCTCTATGCTATATCCTGCATCATAATTGAGCCGTAATCGGCATATGCGGTCATCACAGCCGTCTGGGCGCTGGATGCTAAACACCCTAGGCGAATCTCCGCATATATTCAAGAATCGGCCAGAATCGACCCATTGCCCATCCATCTCTATGCTCATGCCATCAGCTGCACTATCATCAGCTATGCGACAATATTGTACATTAAAATACAATGATTTTTTCCATTCATTGATATTGCCAGATACCAATAGCCTAGTAGGCATATCAGATTTTTTCATTGTATAATAATGTTTATTTTTGACATATACATAGCTATCTATGCGCGGATGGATATAGGGCATCATATCAAGCCATTGCTTTATCTGCACCTCATTCCATTTGCGGCTTATCGTTTGGCTCATGGTGAGGCACTGGTTGTTGGTGATGATGCTGAATCTGGCTTTCATATGGGTTTGATATAGGTCAATTCGTAGCTCTGATAGCTGACCTACACATAGAAATCTATTCAAGCATCATCACCTCGATTTTTACCTTGGTCTAAAGATTACCGCCATAGATGGGAATGGCGCTGAATTTTTACTATCGCCAAATTTGAGCCGCCCTTTGATGAAGCGGATTTCCACATTTGGTTTATTGTAGATGTAATCATGGAACCATCTAGTATCTGTTCTAGCTGGTAGTAACATTACCACTGTGGTTGAGCCAACGCGCGATGACAAGTATGCTCGTCTCACCCATTCGCCAATGGTGTGCCCATATGGAGGATTACACCATACTGTACCAATCCAAGGTCTAATTAACCCGTTTGTTTCTTTGGTATAGTAGTGTTCGCATTTGTGATTTTTGTCATCTGCACATACATCAAGAGTGAAATGGAACTCGTCATTCAACTTATCAAAGAAATCTTGTGGTGTTGACCAATTATCTGTCGCGCTAGAGAACATCACATCTGTATTCATATATTTATCACCTCGCGGCTATTATACAATAAAAAGCCGGAGTTGTCAAGCCCCGGCTTTGATATTTTTATAGAAATGGATTAGATTCATCATCGCCACCCCACGGATTATCATAATCAGGAGCTGGCTCAGTTGCGGTGGAAGCATCATTCGCAAACGGGTCTGCAATGGGTGCAGGCTTGGCGGTTGTCTGCTGGACTTTAGAGCCATCTAACTCCTTTAGAGGAGGCACGTCAAATTCACCCTTCTTGATAATATCAACAGACCGAACAGCAGCTACATAGTTACGCTCACGAATCTGGCCCTTCTGATTTTGATACTGCTCATCTGCGATGATAAGCCCCACCAGCTTACCAACTAGTGTCTTTTCTTCAAAATTCCACACATATCCCTTGTTTGAGCGTTCAACGGCTCCAACGAATCCCTTAAACATCGAAGCAGCACTATCCTTATACGATCTGATGAACGAGCCAGCGTTGGGCCACTTGCGCGTCTCACGCTTATCATTATCATACTGCTTCTTGAAGTAGCCCTTTTCATCTCCTTCTACAATGTCAAACGAAATTTTTAGATACTCCTTATTGGGGTTGTCCTCAACATTGAGAATCTTGACAATATAGCCTCCCGGTGCTAGACGCTTAAACGATGTGCTTTCAACAATAGAATCCCAATTACTGATTTTTCTCATTATAATACGCCTTCCTTTTCATTTTGTATGGTACTAAAATAGCTTCTTCAGACGTCCACCCGCATTGTAGCCTTGCTCTAATAGTTGCGTCTGGAATGCCCGTTATTTTACTCCATTCTCTTGGAGATAGTTTCTTGCCATTATACTCTATCCAAATATTTGTACTTCTATTTCTACATTGTTCTCGATGTGTTGTCCATCGACAATTTTCCGGGCAATAATTGCCATCATTATCCACCCTGTCTAACTCTAGGCCTTCTAAATATCCATTATTCATTGCCCAATTATAGAATGGTTCATATGTTTTCCATTCATCACATACGCATATCCCACGTCCCCCATATCTAACGTAATCATGGCTGTTTGCGTTTTCGCACCGCTTTTTCATTGCAACCCAAACTGCATATAGTTTACTTTTTGATTAGCCATGTGACTGCGGATGTCTATCTTTTTTCACACACCCACATGATAATGTATTTCCAGACCTTATACACGTTCCCTCTACAATAAAATATGACGGATTCCCACAAGAACATTTACATATCCAATAAGCCTTTTTTCTTTTCTTGATTGGTGCTTGTTTAATTATAATTAACCTGCTGTCAGAGATTCCATGCTCCCACATTTTCCATCCAGTCATATCAATGAAATTAGATGAATGTTACCCGATTTTACCCATACTTATCAATCTCCCTATATAAGATTTAATTTAGAGTAGAGGGTTGATATAGGCAACCCTCTTAAACTAAGCTAGTTTGCAACCAAGCTTTGACCTCTATTTTATTATACCACAATACTTGCTATTTGTCAAGTATTATTTCAATTATATTTTACTCGGCTTTTGCCGTAGTAGACTTACTTGTATTTTTTGGCTTTTTCAACCCATAATAGTCTCTAATGGCATCATCAACCATCTTTAGGTCATTATCAATCTTTACGGAATCAAACATACCCATAGGCGACTTGGCCGGATTTGTACCATCGGACTGAGTGATAAAGTGATGCCCGGTTTCGTCTGCCTCGCAAAGCAAGACAATGGTAAATAGCCCCTCTACTGTAAGCTGCTGATCTAGCATCTTGCCTAGCGTCTTAGCCTTAACCTTGCCATTTTCATCCGTTTCGATATGTTGCATAACATACACGATTGTATCTGGGCTAGTTTCCTCCTGCACATAACGCAGCATTTCTTCATAATTCTTAGCCATTACGGTGAACTTGCCGTATCCTGTTTCATTGGCTTTAGCAAAGCTCTCAAACGCCATAAGGTACTGTGCGTCATCAATAACGTAGCTCGGTGCGCGATTGCTTGATACAGCACCCTTAATCATTTCATATGTGGCTTTATTGGCCATCTTTAGCCCATTCTTGTTGCGGAATGGGAGCGGCTTGGATGCAACATTTAGAATCGCCACATCGTTACCACTAAAGTTGCGCATAGAGGCAGATTTGCCACTGCCACTATCGCCCAAAATCATCACACTGATACCCATACTTTTACTTACTTAATCCTCCTTAAATTTAATCAATCCTAGACCAGCATTTCAATTCGGTGTAAACCTCACTAGTTCTCACCCATTCACCATTTTCATCCTTTTTCATCTTATTTTTCTCTTGCGTCACAGCTCTAATTGCGTCTCCACGCTCTAATTTGTTCTTAGCCCAAAATTGCCGATTCGCCCGCATTTCACGCTCAATGCCAATGCTGATATTATACAGGCGGCAATATACCGTGCCATAACCAGTTGTCTTAACATCAAGCACAAGCCAATCTGTAATGGGCGATTTAGGGTCACAAGTATCAACATAGCCAAGTAGCTCAGATTGCCATTTTAGCCTATCAATAATCGTTGTTTTTGGCATTTCCATTGAACGTAGGATGGCCAGTACAATACCACGATTATCAAGCTGGCTCGCCGTCTTATCCGTCATCTTACCGGCATAGGGCGCAAGCATATCTACATTATACCCTATTTCGCGCCATTTGTCAAGTTTAATTGTCTTGCATTTTGAAAATTTATTAAAAATCTCAATGCCAATCAATAGCGCTTTGGGTGGGCCAAATTCGTCAAAATAGCCGATCTTGACTAGAATATCAAGTTGGCGCGAATCAGGCTTTGATTCAAGCTGCTGGATGGCAAACAGCACATCAATAAAATTCTTAAACTGCATATCGCGCATACCATACAGAGCTTCAGCCACATCTGCGCTCATATACTTAATTGAGCCAAGCCCCTTATAGATTACATTTTCAGCAGTATCGCAAAAATAATCCGAGCGAGAATGACGGAATCGCGGCGACTTGATTTTAATGCCCATCTTATGAGCATAGGCGGTCAGAGCCGATGTCTCAGAATTGTCGCCCTGATTGACATTTAGGCACACTGTCAAGAACTGAAACGGATAATAATATCTAAGCCATCCCTCTGCATAGCCCTCATAGCTATATGGCTGACTATGGTTGAGAGAGAACAAGTAATTGCTGGCATCCTCAATGACCTGAATAAAATCCGCTATGGTTTTATCAGATTGCTCTTGGCTCATGCCGTATTGCTCAGCCATTGTCTTAGCGAATCCAGCCTTAATTTGCGGTATATCCTTATCTGTACCCGTCTTCTTGGCGAAATGGCGGCGCACCACATCGGCCTCGCCCATAGTATAACCGCAGTATTTATGCAAAAATCCGATAATCTGGCATTGGAAGATAAGAAAGCCGAACGTATCAGACATGAAATGGTTAATAGCCTCATTGTCATATGTGCGAACATCGCCATTGGCAAGCTCATCGCGGTATGATGCACCAGCAGGACGAATCGCACCATTGCCCATAGACAGCAATGTGATATAGTCGATATCTGGCTGAACCTTGCGCAACTTGGCAATGGTTGTATCTGATAGCAACTTGGCTATATACTGCCTTGCGCTGCCTGATTCCCACTGAAATATTGCTGTCGTATCATCTCTGATAGAACGCCACACGGCGTTGTCTGCAACATCAATATTATCAGGTGTTAAGCGCTCAATTCCACACATCTTACACGTCTCATTGATAATCTGTATCGTAATCAGCTTTAACAAGTCGAGCTTTACATAATTCTGCAAGTCAACCTCTTTCATATTGATTTGGCTGATTGGCACGGTATCGGTTGTTGTAGTAAATAACCCCATGCAGTCATCAATGCTATGCGGCGCAACAATCATTCCTGATGGATGGTTGCCAACCGATACAACACAACCATTAACAATATCTACATACTTAAATAGCTCTGGGTATTTGGCGCGGCATCCGGCCTCGTCTTGTTCAACCTTATTGCAAATATCGCCCACCTCATCAAGCGACATTTCAAGTGCCCTACCAACATCCCGAATAGCACCCTTTAGAGCAATGGTATTAAATGTAACAATATCGGCACAATACAACCCATGCTTGTTAAATACATAATTCTTTACTTCATCAATTCTGTTAGGCGGTATATCCGAGTCGATATCAGACAATGATACGCGCTCGACATTCATGAAGCGATCGAAATTAAGCTTATGCTTAATGCTATCCATCTCAGTAATGCCAAGCAGGTAAGCAATCAAACTGCCGGTGCAAGAGCCGCGCCCATATCCAATCTGAATATCTTGCGTTCTACACCAAGTAACAATATCTTCCATGAGCAGCATAAAGTCAATGGCGCCGTTATGAATGTACGCCTTCATTTCATATTCAATGCGGTCTAGGTATTCTTGATAATTAGATAGTTTATCAACGCCGCGCCATTTAATGCCATCTGCTATCTTAGCTCTAAGCACAGCCTCGCTATCATCGCCCCATAGATGAGGATATTTATAGCTATAATCAAGCTCGAACGGCTCAACCATATCAGCCACAGTATTGGTCATCTCGATAGCGTCCAGATACACATCCATGGGAAGCACATCTTGCATACGGCATAGCTGAACTAGTTCATCGTAGTTCATCATCTCAAGGTGAAACCGGTCTTCGCCATCAAAGTGAATATTCTTGGCTTTCTGCAAAATGCGCCGCCCATCTACATGGGTAGAATTGAGCGCATGGGTGTCAGTACACATTAACAACCGCAATCCGCTCTGTTTGGATAGCGCCCATAGCGTGTTATTGTAGCTCTTTTGAGCCGGGTCAAGATGGGGCTGAATCTCAAGGAAACAGCGATCTTTATGCTCACATAACCAATGATAAAAATCCCATCTGACATCATCTGGCGCTTTATTAAGAACGCCGCCCAAGCAAGCCGTGCTTACGATAATATTGTCGCTTGTATTTTTCACATCATCAATCGTGATTCGCGGAACATAGTAGAATGAATTATCATCACGATTGAATGATTTAGTTGATAACTTGTTTAGCTCTAGTACGCCATCATAATTCTTGGCGATAAGCAGACAGTGATAGTTGTCGCGAATTTTTTCTGATAGGGTTTGAGTTAGATAAAATTCTTCAGCTGCAATAAATTTTAAGCCCATTTCTTCGGCGTACAATTTTTTCCTAACCCACTGAAAAACAGACCCATGTTCACTGAACGCAATAGCCTTCATGCCAAGCTCTGCGGCACGATTTATATATTGGTCGTACCGTGTGACTGAATCAATATTAGTTACACCGTTAGACAGCATGGAATGAAGGTGAAGAATCGTATAATTCTTACTCATCACTTCATCAGCTCGAACACGTCTTCTTTTTCTTCGTACTGAATAATCTGCCCAAGATAATATTCAACCTCGTCGTTACAAGTATTAAGCCAGCATACAATAATTCTACCAGTGTCGTTAGATTCTTCACGGCTCGTCATAGTGATGATATATTCACCATAATCCCTATGATGCACCTCGAGCCGCATCTCGCCATCAAACCTGCAATCATCGTCATATCCTTGAATGGCTTGATTTGTTTCCATTTTTCTCTTAATTTCAACCTTAAATACACCAGCATCATTCTTGAGCTTGATAATATCCCCAATATTGTATTCCATATTTTCAATCCTCCTTATTTATTCTTTCTCACCGGCAATACCAGCCCATCGCCATTTTTAGACTCCATATATACGCCGCTAATCGCATTAGTAGCATATGCCTTGCAATCAGGCAAGCACTCCATGCCGTTCAGCAAATACTGAGGATTGACCCACAAGCCAATTTCTTCATTGAGCAGATACGGCTCAAATCCAGCCTCAGTTGTTTTTGTTTTCTTGATTTTATGCGTTTTGACATATACCTTGAGTTCGCCAATATCAGGCAGGCCAATTTCTCTAGCTCCATCGCCCTTTTTAATAATCTGCTCAAGTTGCATTTCTTGCCCATGATATTTACTATCAATCTCAGGCAGGAGCGGCTTTTCCTTAAACCGCACAGCCACATAACCATCGCATACACAATATAAGGTCGAGCCGTCCTCGTTCTGATTGGTGAACATACCCCACAACATTTCTCTCGGCATAGTCTGTGCATTCTTGATAATCCGATTCGCCGCTGTGACAATCGGCTTAGTGCCGGATTTCTTCGCTTCAGCAAGGAGCATATCGGATTCGAGTTGCTCCATCACCTTATTCATCTCAAACGCCGTACTGGTCATACCCTCAGCATTACAAGAATCGCGTCATGTCTTGATTGCGTCATACAGTTTTTCAGTGGTCATAATAACAACCGCTCCTTTCATTTGATACTTGGATTATATCATAGATTAGAGCGGTTGTCAATAGGGTTTTATTTAATTTTTTCAGATAAAAATTCTCTGGTCTTGTTGGGTCACTACAACCCTATTTGATTTACCCTGTTTAACAAGCGCATCTTGTAGAGTATGGGCAAATTCGACTTTATTGTCATAATTGCCATGTACCAGGCAGAGCTTGTTGAAACGCAACGTATTTGCGTAATAATTAATCAATTCATCGCGCGAGGCATGAGACGAGAATGACACAAGCTCCGTGATATTAGCATTGTTCTCAACCACGTCACCTTCAATACTAATCTTTCTCTCACCAAATCTAATCTTTGAAGCAAGCGTATTTTCAGAGCTATAACCGCAGAACATAATATGGGCATTTGGGTCTGGCAGTAACGCCTTAGCCCATGATATACTCTTACCGCCCGATAGCATACCCGCAGACGAGCAAACCACCATAGGATGAGTTGGTTTTGTATTTTGAAGTAATAATGTAGTTGCGTGGTCAGGCACAAACTGCAATTTATCCCAATGATATACTTCATTCCACAGCACATCGTCTTCTGGATATAAAGCACATATCTTTTGGGCCATAGGCGAATCTACATATACTTGAACATCGTGCGGAATCTTGTTATCTTTCCACAACTGGTATAGTATAGTTAATATACTTTGGCATCGACCTAATGCAAATACAGGGAACAGTGTTCGTTTAGACTGATTAAGAACGGCTTCAATCTTATCTAAATCTTTCTGCCTATCATACGGCTTGTTGTTGCGCCCAATGGCATTATATGTGTTTTCACCAAGCAGCACGTCGCAGAACGGCAAATCAACTCTTGACTCAAGATAAAACTGCGACGTTTTTCCTCCAATATCACCAGTAAAATTTAACACTTTACGTTGATAGCCTTGCGTCATTACAAGTGATAATTGGCACGAATTGATAATGTGATTGGCTGGATAATATGTTAGTACAATATTAGGTGTTAAGTTGTATTTTGTCAATGCCTCGACTTCGATACATCTACTAAGAGCTGTCGCAATATCATCCGGTGTATATAATGGCGCAGCTTTAATCCCGTGCTTGTTTGTAATCTTTTGACAATCCTGCGTCATTATTTTACAAGAATCTTCCCATAACACCTTAAGATAAGCCGTAGTTCCTTTTGGGCATATGATATGAGCTTGACATCCTTTAGCATATAGAGCCGGAACAAGACATGTGTGATCGGCATGAGCCTCATGTAAAATAAGCCAATCCACCTCTCTTGGCTTAATCTTTTTAAGCAACGCTTGATTCTGTCTGTAATTAGTAAGGATGTCGCTCTCTTGGTAAATGCCGCAATCTAACATAATACAGTATTTTTGAAAACGAACCATATAGCATGATTGAGTAACACCAACAGCCGATGCGCCGATGCATTTTAGATATGGCCTAGATGCGCCTTTATTAACCATTCACTCTATCCTCATACTCTTTATATAACTCTCTATTATTTGGACAAATTTCTCCAAAATGCTCAAGCTCTGCTTTGAGCCGTTCGATAATTGCGTCTTCTATATTTTTATAATATCCTAATTCATGTCGTTTACCACCGTATGAAATATACGCGCGGTATTGACCAGCTTTATATTTAGTATTATCTTTGACCTTCATAACGCCTACAATACCACAATTGCTTACTTTGTTTATGCGCTGTGCATTAAAAGCGTTGACACTCTTATTGGCTAGGCGCAAATTAGAATAGCGGTTATCATAGGGCTTCATATTTATATGATCAACCATATATCCATCAGGAATTTCACCATTATGTATCTCCCATATAAAATTCTGCAACATTTTAATTTTGTTGCCAGTAGGTGCTGTACGCGACATTCTAGCAGTAAAATAAATGCCACCCAAAGCACGTCTTGATGATTTATCTCGCCCACTCCATCTATGATAACTCACAGCGTCCATGTCTGCGATATCAATCAAAAATTCATTCCCTCTAGCATCTATACCGATTGCAACATTACCATCGATACGCCACTCATTCCCCTTAAAATTAGGATGTTCTTTACCAAATTTCTTAATATTTAATATTCTCCTTGTCTAAGAATTTAATTTATTAGAGTAGGGAAGATTGAGACAAGCAACCTTCCCTTAAAGATCGTAGGTGCGCACCCACTTCTCACCTCTATTATATTATACCACAGAATCAACTAGATGTCAAGAATTATTTTCAGATGATTTAGCTGGCATCAGCCGCCTCCATATCTCTCTTGCCAGTGGGCATATAAGCCCATGCTACAACATCATCCCAATCGCCATGATTATCCAGATATAGCGAATTGTAGCCAGCGTATCCATCGTCAGCCATGCAGGTGTCCTGCCACACATCGCCACTTTTTCCCAATACTAGAATATCACGGTTATCATCTGGCATTTCACAGTCAAAGACGTATGGTGGATATTCTGATTCGGCAAGTCCACATTCAGCCGCCCATTCATTTTCTTGTTCAGTAGGCGGTCTACTCACAACCTCATGCCATACAATTTTTTCAATCCATTCCATTACGCCGTCTTGCCCTCCTTCTTCATCTTCAGCACCGTCCTCAAGATGCAGTCCATACAATTCAAATCGGCATCATTCCACATTTTTTCTCTTTGTGCAACCATGCGATTATCAATTTTCACGTACTTATCGCAATCAGATTGATAATCACAACGCATACATGGGATTTGCCAGACGTGGCAGGGGCGTTTACTCATAATCATCATCCTCATATTCAGATTCAGAATCAACATGAAACCCAATGGCTTGTGTCATCTGAGGTGTTGGCTTAATCGTCTCAGCAGCAGCCTGTGCCTCTCTTTGGTCAAGCTCTAAGTCAATCTGCATACGGTTAATATGCGCATTAATAGCCGATGAAATCCATGTAACCATAGAGTCAATAAGCGGCATAGCGGCTGATACAAATAATATCGAGCCGCCAGCAATCCACAGTGGCAATAGATGATTTTTGTCTTTCATACATCACCTTTCTTGATTTCATAGAACATTAAGCCGAGCCATAGAAGCATAAACACACCCAGCCGCCATACATCATCCATTCTTCTTTCCTCTTGTATTGGCTTCAGCCACCTTGCGCTTAATTACCTCTTTGATTGCTTTGGCAGAAGTCAGGCCGTTCGTCAGCTTGTCAATCTCATAGATACAAGCATCCCAGCCGGTCATCAAGCCCTGATTGAAATAGCTCTGAAATTTAGGCTCAAGTTCGGCTTTCAGTACGTCATGTAATTTATTATCCGACATAATCTCCTCCTCTGATGTCGCAATATGGGCAATATACCTCTGTGACTGACTCATAATACGGCGGCTCATCAACTTCGCTATGATACACCCTATGAGTGTATGACTCTAGCTTACAGCCGCAAGTAGGGCATCGCCCCATTGATTCTAGTGCCGTGGTCGCTGTGTACGCTAATGGCAGGACTTTTAGGCTAGATAAATATACCAAGCAATCAGCCGCAATATCCTCATCAGCGCCCTTGTACTGCTCTACAACGGCCTCCACGACCTCATTGTGCATCTCGATCATTCTACTAACCTCAGATTGTCATAGTCAACTACATACAGGTATGCGGTTACATTGCTTTTGATTAAAGCCAATTTTTTGCCGCTCTTTGCAGACAAACATCCAATAGCCAAAACGCGGTATTTGTAATCAATGGACGGCATATTAAGGTTTGAATTAGCCTGAACAACACGAATAATGCACTCTACAGGAATATTGTTTTCTTCAAAGAAACTTGTCAAGTCTGTAGAACCATACTTCTGCGGGAACTTTACTTTAACAACATCTCCAACCTTAATCTCCCTTGGCTTCTTCGCCTTATCCATTCTATCCTTCAGCTCATCAAGCCCAACCTGTAACTGCCAATCGTCATCTGGATGGCAGTGCGTCTCAACCTGCTTGCCATCCTTGCTCGTCATAACCATGCGATTGCCCTCAATATGAAGATCATAATCGCCCTCTAGCCACTTTGGCGCTAGATTCTTTTCGTAAAATTTGTACTCAAATTTCATGTCTTTCTTCATCCTTTCTTCAAATTCTTTCAGTACGTCTAACCACAGTGAATACGGAATCATTGTTGTATCCTCCTCAACTTAAAAACTCATAACAGCCATAGCATTGACCGCTCTCTGCTCGGTGCGCTTGATGTATCTGGACGTGATAGCCAAACCTGAGTGCCCCATTGCCTTACTAATTATCTCAATAGGTACGTCGGCTTCGGACATCATCGTAGCAAACGTGCGGCGCATCGTATGATTGCTGATATGCAACTCCTCCCAATTCTCAATACCAGCCTTCTTAGCGCACACCTTGAGCATAGCACTGGTGTTCTTGCCGTCCATCTTATTGCCGCGATTGCCGACGAACAGGTATTCGCAGCCGTCTTTGCGCTCATTAGCAATATAGCTATCAATCAGCTTGATCGTCTCATCAGCCAGGCCAACCAGCCTATCCTTATCACCCTTACCACGAATGACCAACACATTACCATTGCGGCTCTGATACTGCTCAAGCGTGATATTGGCAAGCTCATGGATGCGAAGACCGGTCTGAGCCAGCATCGTAATAATCGCCTTGTTACGCAGATTTGTTGCGGCGTTAATCATCGCTCTGACCTGCTCTCCATCAAGAGCCGACTGCTCACGATTCTTGATACTCGGCGCTTCAAGCATATCAGCAGGATTGCGACTGATAAATTCATTGCGATACAAGAACTTGAAATACTCGCGAACAGCCGATGTGCGCTGTGCTACGGATGCAGAGCTAAGATTGCTCATGCTGGACTGCCACAACTCAAGGTCAATCGGCTTGATGTCGGTTTCAGGCTTCTTGACATACGACAAGCAGTTCTCGATCGCCTTGGTATATTCGCGAATGGTACCCTCACTACGATGCTTTGCTTTAAGCGACATAATAAATAGTTCGTTCATATCATTCAGCTCCTTTATTTGATGGTTTAAGTATAGCACCACAGCGGCGATTTGTCAAGGGTTATTTTTAGAAAAATCCCTACAATCTTTCGACCATAGGGATTTTTAACAGGAGGATTATTCACTCATTGATAGCCGCCTTGAATGTGCTTGTCGGCTTAAATGCCAGTGCATACTTGGCAGGGACTTCAATGGTTTCACCGGTCTGGGGGTTTCTAGCTGTACGAGCATCGCGTAGCTTGGTCTTGAATGTGCCGAAGCCGTGGATGGTTACATCCTCATGCTCAATCAGCGCATTCTTGACATAGTCGATAAATTCATCAACAATTTCTTCTGTGTCCTTAATGGTATGCTCGGTCGAGCCAGCAACATACTTGATTAGTTCCTTCTTTGTCATTGTTCCTGATAAATTCCTTTCGATTTCTAATAAAATTTTATTAAAACAAGTCGCTATGTTCATGCGCATATTGACCTGATAGAATTGCCACACTCCTTACAAATTCAGGCTAAATTGAATTTACAGTTGCGCAACCATCTTAAAATCGGGAGTGTGGCGAGCGCTGCCTCATAGCGTCAGGTGGTCAGCTTTCAACTATTCGGCAACTAGCATTATAACTTATAAACTAGACCGTTCACAAGTGACCAATTCTTGTGTTCAGCCTTACAAAGCTAGGATTTTAGACTTTTCTATACATCCATCGTGGTACGCTTGCAATGCTAAACAGAAGCGTGATGGATGTGGGGGAATAGAAGTGACAAGAATCGAACTTGCAATCTCACCAAATTGGCGAGGTTTATCCAGTTAGCTTACACTTCCATATTCAATCTCAAGCCGACTTCCTACCTCATAGCTACTTCTAGCATCGGCTCGTGAATGCTGTTTACATAACATCCTTATATCACCTTCGACGTTACGTTTTTGCATGGATGCTAACGTGGCACGATTGGGCGCGACCCCAATTCTCTAGTCTGTATCTGCCGCTTCTCAAACTCTGCGCAGACCCCAGTGCAGGCGTGATATAGATTTGACGGTTATCTTCAAATCCGGTCGGATATTATCATCGTCTTTCCGATGTGCCATTCTATAATCGTCAACCCCAATCCCTTTATTATGCCGAACAGATTGACTGGTGCGCCCTACTTGGCATTACGGTCTTTCACACGACTGTGACCCGCTTTTATGCTTCTCTCATTTATCTCACGCACGTTCCCTAATTCGCTCTTTTCCATCCAAGACAGACATTCCACGTAGGATATGCAGTTAGCTTGGCTTGCCTCTCGCACGAGCAATGCTAAGGTTATATCTTGAATACTACTCCAAATCTGGATGAGCAATTTCAGCCATTGGCTCATTCGCATTCAAGACCTCATATGGCATATAATGATGGCTGTTCATCTCACTCCATTTACTACTGCTCCTGTATTCCCCAGCTCGGCACTCCATGGATAGTGTCCTCTGTGGGCTTCGTAGCACCATCATCTTTACATTCTCAATTATACCACATTTGATTTTATTTATCAAGAGGTATTTTAATTATTTTTTCAACACGTCGCTTGCCCATGCTGCACCACACACAAACATAAACAATGAATAGCCGATTCCAGCAAGTAAACAAATCCAATCGTTAAGATTCATACACTAATAATCAATAAAATTTCCTTTATTATTTACACTACAACTTACCTTACTAATCTTCTTGTTCAGAATTTTCTACATTATTTAATGAAGATTTTTTAGCGAGACGAGCGGATTTGAGCCGTTCAGCCGCAGCTTGCTTCTGTTCATCGGTCATTGAGCGGGTACGGAATGGATTGTTGCCCATGCGAAACGGCCACAGCTCACAATCACGGATGACGCAATTTTTGACTTCGCTGGTTGAGCCACAACTACATTCGATGCAGTGGGCGCGTATAGCTTTTAGCGGAGATTGTTCCATATTACTTAAACCTCTTAGCAATAGCCTTGTCAACCATTTCCTCAAAATATTTGACAACCTGAGCATCAGCATTTTTTAGTTCAGACAGAGACGGCGCAAGCAATTTGATTTCTTGTTTTTTGAGAATTGTAGCACTGACTGTCTGCACTACCTTATCAATAATCTCGGTTTTGTTTTCTTTAACAATTTGTCGTGCCTCTTCTTCGGCGAAACTGTATTTGTCTTCCGACAATAGACGATTAGTGATCGATTCTACAATTCCAGACTCAATGTCTTTTCTAAAATCATAACTATCATAGCCCTCATACCAAGAGTCATCGATGTCGAAATATAGTCTCATATTATCACCTCAACCAGCATTATAGCTTGCGCATACAATGTATGGCTTATCTACATCAAGATTTACCTCTTCAATATGAATTTCGCCCTGAAAATCCTCAAAAGCGACATAGGTTTCATACTTGTCATCACCCTCGTCCAAATGTATAACACGACTGTTATACCTATCTACGCTGATACTGTTTCTAATTTCCTCTTCGCTATTTGCTACACACACAAACGAATCATAGGTGTCATAGTCAACCTTGTCTACCCATACTTTGAACAATTTCATGTTATCGCCTCATTAATTATCTATATTTTTTCGTGGTGATAGGGGTTGGATTCGAACCAAACTATCTCCGTCTTATAAGGGCGGTGCCGATACCACATTGGCGTCCCTACCATATTGTCGAGCAGTTTTACCGTCATGCTCAGGACTATATTTTCAGGAGGTTCACAATGCCGCAAATCAGGCTTCCCAATTCCCTCATTGCTTCTTAATTATACCACACGATTTGCTGTTTGTCAACTACAAATTTTATTCATCTCAATAAATTTTTCACAAGCCCAGCCATTGAACACAGGTACATCGTCACAACGATATCCCCACAGACCAGTTTCTCGGTCATAGCGGTCAACGCGGCAAATATAATCGCCAATTTTGAAATAAGTATTAAGCATAATCGTTATCTCCGTTCATTTGATAATTGGATTATACCATATAGAATCGCATATGTCAAGCCCTTTTGACAAATTTATTTTTAGTATCTACCCATTTTTTAATCTGGTCGTCTACGCGCACCCATCCACCATAATGCAGATCTGGGTCGAACCACCATAGACCATAATAGTTCGGATGCTCATCGTCCTCAATGGCTCGAAATGGATTGCTATAGCCATGCCATTCAAAGAAGTCTTTAGCGAATTTTACGTCGCTATCATTAGCAACTGTAAATGCCATCACATCGTCAAATTCAGCCCATACGAAACCAGGGTCATCAAATTTGATTTCTGTGCCATCTTCCTTATAAAATCTAAGGCTGCCACCGTCACGTTTCTTCACGTCGACATACCAACACACCCATTCATGGCAATTCGCCTCATATTCATCATCAAACTCCGCTCCACAGTATTCGCATTTATAAATCGTTGTTTCGATCATTTCTTAATTTTCTCCTTGACTTGCTGAATGATGCAAATTATACCACATGCTAAAAGAATACAAGTTCCAATGGTTGCCAATGCAAGTGCAATAGTACCGGCAAGAGAAATAATATTCCACAATATATCAGTCATTCAAACAACTCCTCCATTTTTCTTACATGATATTTCCTATTCTTTAAATCGTCCACTCTGGTCTTAGTTGTTTCCCAATTTGACCCGGCAAATCCCTTAGTTGTAACGTCTGCTATAATCTGCTCGTCTTTGTATCTGCGCCGTTCGAGCCGCAAATCATGTAGCAGCTTATACATCTTATATCCATCTCGCGCATTATAGCTATTAAATTCAATGGCGTGTAGCACATCCTGAATCTTGTTTTCGACCTCATTGAGCTTATATTCAACCCATGCCGCCCTTGCTACAAGCTGGTCATGCAAATCACAGAATGCCCCAATTTGTGCCAATGCTGAATCGTAATTTACCAATTCGACATTTTCAAACTGGTCGATATCGACGGGTTTAGATGGCTCATCGATTTGCTTGATCTGATAGCCAAGATTGCGTGTTGCTTTTGGTAAATTGGCAAGCGCATTTTCGGCTTTGATACGGTCTTTGAATTTGAACGCCTCAGCTAGATTATCGGCTGGAATCCACTGTCCGATTGCGTTTTGCATAAGATAATATTTTTGATTATATAAGACGTACATAGGTTGTCATTTCTTTCTTTTTGATTTGCGGCGTTCGGCTCTATTTAGAGGATATAAAACACCATTTGGCCATAGATAATGCTGTAATGCTAACGTGAAATCCTCAAATGATGTGTCGTATGGTAAATTTAACTTGTCACACCATATACGCCACCATTCGTCAAATCCCGCAGTCTATGTGATCATTCCTTCGTCATCGCACGATTCAAGATATTCAGAAAGTCTATTGTTCATTTCGCTTTCTCCTACGTTCGGCTCGACTTCCAATTCTATCTTCTCGTGGCAACTCGATGACCCATTTGTTATTCTTGTTTAATCTTACATTTGGAACATCGGTGTATAGCCAACCAGCATCTGAGCCATCATTGTTTATCATGCGCCTCTTATACATAATGTGATAATTACCATCTGCTTTTTGTTCCATAGTCCAGCATTCTTCGTCGTATGATTTTAGTAATTCAAATAATTTATTCTCCGTCATAGCCAATGCCAATACCCCCAATCATTTATTTCAAATATACCGGCTATGATCAGTGCCAAAGCTGGAATCGCAAATAATCCAAGCCAACTTCCACAAGAACAACCCAAATATATAACAAAAAATCCAAGACATACTAAAATTGTAATAATAAATATCCACAATGCGCGTAGCAGAAAATCAATCATTTTTCAATACCTCATCCAATCCAATAAAATACGGGCAATCCTTTACATTTTTACAGACGTGCTTTTCTTCACCAACCAGACATACCCAATTATGAAATTCCATGTCGCCTTCAAGACAACAATTGCGACATTCATAGGGATAGGCTGGCATTTCGTCTACTACAATCTTCATCTGTATTTCTTTCCCTTTTAATCCTTTCCAATATACATCATTTGATATCCAATCACCTTGCCCCATTTCCAAAATTGCCACCACTTATGCCGTTCATAAATACGCGAGATGCATTTGAGCATAGGATATTCAGACCAGATTTGGTCTGGCTTCAATTTACATTTGATAGCGGGTTTGAACACGTCAATGATGTCGCCGCGCTTAAGTGGATATATATATCCTGCATCAACGTCATCAATCTTTTTGATTTCAACATCGTCAAGATTTTGGATTTTATAAACACCATCATCCATTAGATTCAATCCTATATATTCCTTTCTCACATTTAGAATACCAAAACGTCAATTCACCAATTTTAGCTCCTTCTTTGAGGAGTTCAAATCCATCAATCACCCAATCAACATTGACCGCGCTAATAACATCCATTACAATCTTGATTTTGTCTGTAAAGCATTCTAACATATCTGGCTCTGGGATACAATCTTCGAAATAATTAGCAGATTCCCATATGTCAATATTACCATGTGTATGCAAAAAGAAATATTGAGGCGCATTCATTCTTGATGTAGAATCAACTAAGAATCTACCAATCTCAATGTCGTATTCATCGTATACATATCCTACGCCAGAAATAGCAATGGGAATGCCAGATGAAATAGAAAATTCAATGCTCATAAGCAAACACCCTCTTTCAGGTTCCTCAAAAGAATGCGCGAGACAGTTTCTTTTTCTCTGTCTGAGCAATCACCAAATTGGACAACCTCATCCCACACAATAAGATTCTTCGTTCTCCAACTTTTTCTTTTGCAATATATGATGATATAAGAGAATGGAAGACGCTTATCCATTCTAATAGTAAATCCTTGCCATTTCTTTTGCTCATCTCCATATTTCATATCAAATATCAGTTTGCCCATCGCCTCACTACAATATGCGACCGGCTTAATCCCATCGCAATAAGCCTGAACACGTTGTAATTTTTCATACACTTTATCCGGAAATATAAAATGCCCATTCCAGACTTCATAATTATCAGCAAGAAATTCAATCATCATTATCACCCTCATCAATTAAGCAATCGCGCAGATAGCATTCAGCTTTCACATTCACAAAATACACGGTCTCAACTATATTTGAATCCACATTCCCAACGTCAAACATTACAAATTCGCCATTCTCATCCGTAAAAGCCTCTACGACCTTATATTCTTCACCAGCAAACCTATACCACAAAACATGACGACCGTCAATTTCTGCAACTGGTTTAGACAATCTACAAATCCCAGATGGTTCGATTTTGACCAATTCTCGATTCTGACTAACAACAGCCGAATTTTCTATCTCACATCCAAGTGATTCTGCGACATATTTCAAATCAAATTGGGGCTGTTCAATTTGCGCAACCTCTGTCTTTCCGTCGTAAATATACAATACATCGTTTGTGTCATCATAATAGACATATGGCTCTTTTAATTTAATCATAAATCTCTATATTCCCCTTTCCAATCTCCAAGCTCAAATAACTCTCTTGCTTTAGTGATAAACATTGTATATGCGATTGATTTAGGCTCTGTCTTTGGATTCAAAATTCTGCGCAGTTTGGATTCAGATACATAAGGTAACTTCTTACAACTCGTTGTCGTCTTAAGCTCGCATTTACCATTCCAATTCTCATAGAGCCAATACGATTCCAAATCGCCAACATTATACATGATACCAAGATGATAATTATTATCGAATTGGCGCGTATTAGATACGAAAATTCTATATGGTTCAAAAGACCATTCACCATTGATGCACTCGCCATGATACGCCTGACAGAAACCCTGATTTGGCGTTGACATATCCTCATAATTGTCAAATTCATCGCCATTAACGCACGGCGCGTGATTCTTTGGCTCATTACCGCACCACATATTATAGGTATAATTTGGGAAACATTTTTTCATATACTCAAAATCCATATCTCAATTCACCTCTCACGGCTCAATCATATCATATTCATTTACATTTGTCAAGAGGATATTTGTCCATTCTGCATTTACATCTTCAGCAAGGTAAAAGAACTTATGGTTAGCAATACTTTTCCAATATTCCTGAGCTTCATGCCAATCACTACGACCATATGCGGGTGCATAGAAATATAAAATCGGTTTATCAGTTACAAATTTGCCGCCATAGAACACATCGGCTACAGCATTTTTAACCTCATCATATGCTTTGGGGTCTTGCTTATCCAGATTTTCATTCCAGCCACTATATCCATATGCCGATTTTACTTCTGTGGCTGACAAGCCGTCCTTCAGCATTGCGTCAAAATAGCACTGAGCAACGGCCAGTTTACCCTTATACGGCTCACCAGCAGCCTCACCAGCTACCACACATTCAACAAACCATGTCTCGTATTCTGTCAAATGAAATGGCGGCACATAGACATAATCCGATTCTGATTCTTCAATCTGCTGCTCAGGCTCAGGCTCAACCTCGGTGACTACAGTCTCCATCTCGACTATACCTATATCATCATCATCGGATGGCAGATATTCGATTTCAGTTGCGCCAACCGGCTCTTGTACATCAATCGGCACACATTTAATTGAATAGGATACCGGCTTTGATTTTGCGGCTCGTTCATCCATCATGGCATTATATTCATTGATTTGCTGATAGACAAATGCGCCACAAGCAGTAAATCCAATTACAGCCAATCCAATTCCTGCAATGATATATCGAATCTCATTTTTCATTTTCGTTTCTCCTCTCCAAATCTGTGGCTCGTATATATATATATATAGCATATTTGATTTCATTTGTCAAGTAGAAAAATCAATTTTAATTCTAGGGCTTGTATGTATGTAAGCAAAATATCAATCTCGATTTTGAGTTTCGATTTTCCATTCATATATACAATCTCGCAGACGGATTTCAAATTTCCGGCTCGTACATACATAAATATTCACCTATATATAACACACGTTATATATCCATCTGCATATCCATTCACATATTCATATGCATATACATCTACATCATCATGCACATAAATGATGCAGATAGCAATACGCATGACGTAGATATATGTATTTATCGGCAATGCGCATATATACATCACCATACTTTCTTGCACATATCACGATTTATATTAGTATGAAAGTTGCACTAATCACATTTTTCATATGAATATTCACACACATATGACACTTTTTCGTAGGAGATTTTTATACATTCACACATTTTTCCGTCGTAAAATAATGTGTTGTTGTCATTTATTCCGAGTTCTGAATGGATAACACAAGATTTTGCTTTTTGCGCCGATATGAGATAGGCGAGTTTTAAGCGCAGATTACGTCAAGATTATATCATAGCCACCACAGCCAGCTCGTGCCGATTTGAGCCATGTTTACATCCACCCTAGGCAGATTATGCCCACGGTCGATTCGAGCCTCCACGCCTGTCCTGAGCCGTCCCTGCGCCGCGCCGCAATCATATATACGCATATATTACTGGGGGAAATCCGCTTGGCCTAATCCACACACGCGTACACGAAAAAACCCTGCTCGATTTTTGCCGCGCCGAGCAGGTATATGTACTGTATATTGCTGGGGAAAATGTGAAAAATTGTAAGGTCATATGCGTGAGGATTTTTCGCCTCGATTTATTGCTTCACTTGGCTAAAGCATAGCTGGGAAAATCTGGTGATTGGAAGCCGCTGGTAATTCAGTTAAACGCCTTTAACTCATGGTCGACCTCCCCCTCCTCATAGGTGCTTCCCTAGGTCACTTTGATTATAGCAGATCGTGCGCCATATGTCAACAAAAAATTGCATAAAAAATGGTCGTCCATTTTAGGCATATTGTACAATGCCATTATGACGGCTCTGGCGGCTTTACACGGTGCGAACTATGCCGGGATATAGGAACATAGGGGAGCAAAGAAAAACCCGTGCGGAGGCGCTGAGGGTTTATATCTGTATTCCGTTTTATGTTCTCGCCGTCCTTTTTTGTCTCACGCCCTCAGCGCCTCCGCACGGGTTTTTCAGCGCGTCTGGCTATAGTTTATCGTTTTCCTTGTTCGGTTTGCTACGGGCGGCGTATGACGTCTCAGGCGTATATGCTGTTAAACTCCTGCATCATGCCCTTGCGCCGAGCATAGTGTTCTTGGCATTTTTTACCATAGGCATCGGAGCCGTGCCGCCTCGCAAGGAAAAAGGAATCGATAAGCAGAGAACGCCGATCCTGAAACGCTCGCCAGTCGGCATACTGCCGTGCATCAAATACTAACACGGTTCCGCAAAACTCATTGTAGCAAGTATAGTCATATCTGGATTCTTCGACGTGGTATTTCCCAGTTTTTCTCAGTTTGCTTACAATTTCCGATTTTTCCCAGTAGTCGGACGGTGTAAAGCGCACGGCTGGGATTTCATAATTGTCAAGTACCATATACTGGAACTGATTTTTTCTGGCAATGGTACGGATACGGTTCATAAAATTGGTAGTTCTTTCCATGGTAATTTCCTCCATATTATTTACAATTTTTAACAGATTGAACACGCTCGACCACGTTGTAAAAAAGTGGTAAAATCTCCGGGCGCGGGTATTTCATTCTACAAAACTCCGCAAACGTTGCAGGTTGGCAAGCGCAAGCGGCTATATAGTCCGCGTCGTTGTCAATATCATATCCTACGGAGTCCGCGAGACTCTGCAAGGCAAGCAATTTTTTATCCCAATATTTTACAGTGTGCATCACATTAAACCTACTTTCTGTAATTCTTTAATGATTTTACTTTCTGATTCCAAAATCATTTTTACCGCTTCCGATTCCGTGATATATCCACGGATATATGAATATTCAATTTTGTCCAATTCCTTATTATGTAAAATGCGTCCGCACTCCGGCATATACTCACGCGGACGTGATTTTTCAAAATGTGCATATTCGAGAACGAATCTTTTCATTACGTCAACCTCCTAAAATTTTACAGACAAGCGCAGGAATCCAGAAAATGCTAGTAAATGCAATCATGCCGCCCAAAATTTGAAATGCCCAGTAAACCGGGTTTAACTTTTTTCTTTTCATGGTCACGCCTCCAGTTTATATTCTTTGAACGGGAAACGCGCACCAAACATCCAAAAAGTCTTGTTTTTTGGAATTTCTCGTTCAATAAAATGTTCCATAAAAAGTTCACGTTGTCTTTTTGTGTATGCCATTTCTCGATTCCGGTCATAGTTATTTCTATCTGCCCACCGTCTACCATATTTTTCCATCTCTTTTTCGGTAAACAGTTCGCCGCCGACAAAAATATTCCAATTTTTGTCAAGTTTTTTGTTGTCGGCCTCGTGCTTTACTTGATAAAACTTCATTGTAAATTCCTCCAAATTTTTATAAAATTTTTGTTCATGGAATAGGGCTTTTTGAGCGGAAACCCTTAAGAAACCGCGCGGAAATGTTTATCCGTAAAATTCTACGACGAACACGGGCTTTTCGTTTGACAGATATTCCCCGGCAGCTTGCACAGCCTCTCGATTGCATCCAGTACCGCCGAAACCAGAAGTTACCATGCCAGCAGCACGGAAGGCTGATTCAACAGCGGCGCTCCCCTTATCGTATCCATAGCCGGAAGCCTTGCCAGAACCGTATGCCCACTTATCCGCGCCTTTGAACCATACGCAAGCATATGCAGTTGATGCGGTTGCACCGATTCTCAAATCTACCAGTTCTACCAGTTTTTCCCCGTCGATTGCTATAGCCTTGAATCCCTTGCAAAGATGCTTTGCTTCCTGGTCCCTGATGTAAGCGTTCATGTTTTCTTGCGGCTCAAAAGATTTTACAGTGATTTTCATTTTTTGTTCCTCCTAAAATGTTTTGTTGTAGTTGTTTATCGTGCCTTGAGTATATCCGATAAATTTCTTTTTGTCAATCGGCATATTGTAAAATTTTTAAGTGATTGTTTTGTTTATTTTAGCGGTTTGCCGGATATTTCGCCGGCCTTCCCCGCGTCACTGCTGCGATATGATATACCAGAACGCTGCAAAAGTCAATAGTACATTTTGCACAAATTACAAGCGTTTGAATTGTATAAATTGACTAACGGCTATCTCTTATTTATATAGTATATGATAGCTGGACTGGACAAAAAGCTATAATAGTCCTGTGATGCCGTTTTTATGTGCAGGCGTGTTTTTATATGCCTGATCTTTTTATTCCGTTATACAGTTTTTATACAGTTACAATATTCACTGTTTTATAGGTAAAGGCGGCCATTATACTATAAAAAAGTTAGAATGTGCGCTATTGACTATGAGTATGCTATGTATATACTGTATTATTATACATATGAGAATGATTCTTGTTATCAATCAGTATATTTATATCGATATTGACTATACTAACTTTTTATCGATATATTGTATTGATAAAAATAGTGATATGATATACTTATTACAATAGTTACAATAGTATAACATCTAGTGCGGTATATTAGGTTATATTGCAGGATATAGTATATGTTTATTTTAAGTAAATGTTTATTGACGTGGATATAATAATTATTTATATGATGGTAATAGGTATTTACTTGGAGTAAATAGGTGAATTGTGTTTACTAAAAATGCGATCCGTGTAATATAACACGCGTTATATATCAAAATTTTGGATATCGATTTTGATACCAGAATCTGGATTTTTGAGTTACCACTTGGCAACTTGTGGATAAACCTGTGGAAAAGTGGACAACTTCGCCGATACGCCTGCAAAGTGCTATTTTCAGGTGTTTTTCAAGATGCCAGCATTTTCCAGGACGGGGGCTGGGATATGGATGAAACTGGTAAAAATGGATGAAAATGGTATGTAGCACTACAAATCACATACCCTGTAAAGCATGATAAAAAAAATAAATCAAACCACACACCTTATAACGATTGCTATTTTACTTAATCGGTAAATCCAATAATCTATGACATAATTTACAATTTATTAACAAATAGCCAATCAAAATATAGTATAATTAGATAATGGGGCGGACTGGGACGTTCGCTGATACTAATATAGTATTTCTATAAAAGCGTCACGCAAAGTCCCAGTGGAGACCCACGAACGTCCCAACATTACAAAATTGTTACAGAAAGGAAATAATATGCCAAACAAATCAAAATATCTGCCGTCCAATGAAGATAATAAACTAATTGACGCTCTAGTCGGTATAGAAGGGCGCGAATTAAAATATTCAGAGTTATGTGCTGCAGTTGATATTCCACCAAAAAACGGAAATTCTCGCTCCTATCAACTTGATAAAATTCGCAACTATTGCCAACTTGATATTGTGCCTAATTCATATCCGACCCGCTATATTGTCCAAGAAGTCTATCCAGAGGCTGATTCTCTTATCAATGAGCTAGACAAAGACTCGTATCAGGCCGCATTTGAAGCCGCCCTTTACCAGATCTTCCTCAAGACTAACTGTGCCACCATTTATGCTTCGACCAGCAATCTGCTCAGGATGTTCCAAGAGGTCAATGATAATTTTAATTATACCTACAGTCAAGCCGTCTCAGATTCAGAGCGTTATGGATACATGGGCATAGTCAATGGTATAGTATACAATATCCTTGCTCAATGGACTAGGCGCAAATTGCTGACTATGAAGAACCGTTACGTCATCGACCTAAATCGCGGTTACCGGCTCTATAAACTCAAAACCAATAAAAACGGTGAGGAGTATATGGCCACCCATGACGTGCCTGAAGACAGCGTAGACCATCAGACGTGCCTAGCCATTCATTCCAAGGCTGTTTCTGAGATTATGCCACCAAATTGGGGCAAAGTTGTTGACAACAAGGTATATAAGCCATATGTCAGTCAAGAGCTATATAATAAATTTGAGGCGCGACTTGGCGAACTGACCAAAGAGGCGTTTGGCGGCAAATACGACCTTGTGAAAGAGGTGTATGTCATTAAGCCAGCCACTAAAGAATGGATTGCCAACCGGCTCTTAGATGTCTATGAGCATTATCCTAGCTTTGAAAAAATCAATAAAGAGGCTTGTGTTAAGATTATTCAGACCAGTCAGCTCAGTTGTATCACTGGCAAAGAGCGGCGCGAGTTCGTTGATATTAACATGAATCCTGCGCAACCAGATAAACTCAAAGACCTGATTAAAAATGAGCGCAATAAGCAATAAAAATCTGCCCCATTTCATTCCCTACATATATAGGGTTTTGGGGCAGATTTTTTATTTTATTTATAACGAGCCTTACTATATCCGTCTAAAATATCATGAATATCGTCATCATCATAATTAACGTATTTTGTATAATCAGACGGCATATATTCAGCTTTTGTCGTTGTGCTATCTACCGATGTCATACAACCACTGGTTACTTACACATTGCTTATGCTTACATCCTAGCGTCGTTTCTACACATTCAGGCCAATTTGCGCCCTCCTGCATCTTTCTGTACTCAATCTCGGCGCGCTTCACATCGTCGCTAAATTTGCAGATGTGCCAATTTAAGCAACCATCACATACCGATGTAATAATTTTATCATTTACTAACATATAGCGTACCATCCTCGTTTAGTCTAGGAGTGATTGCAGTTCCTCTTGGGCGTTGATACATATCTCCGCCAACAACAATATAATTCACGCCAGTAGTTTCATCTACGACAATACAAACATCGTAAGATCCATTGCTATTTTCAGCCCAAATTTTAACCGGTCTGTTTTGTTCTGCATTTACCATAGTGACGCTACAAGCACCAAGCAATACACAAAAAATCATGCTGATGATAATTGCAATCCGTTTCATTTATCTTTACTCTCCTTTCATTTCTCAATCACTTTCTTTACCTTCTCCTTACATTCATCAGGCACCCTATATCCATCAGCAAAGCCGCCCAGCTTTCGAATTAGCCATCGTTTGAATTTTGTCCACATTAACACTTAACCTCAACTGTACAGATTGTATCATTACGACTCCCACCATGAGGTACAAGCAAAATCCTTGTCATCTCAAAGCCGCGATTTTTTCCAAGCCCCATGCTGTTCCAACCAAAACAAATAATCTTACCGTTTAACTTTAGAATACGCGCACATTCGTTCTTTGTATCGCTCCAAAAGTTTGTCCGGCCATCCCATTTCAACTCGCCACCAATACCATCATAGCATTCCTTAACCTGCCTTGGGGAATATGGCGGATCATATAGAATCCCGTCTATGGAATTACCGTCAAACATCTTTAGAAAATCAAGCGCGTCCATATGGTATGTTGTTGGCCGTTCTGGGTTCAGGTCGTTTGTAATTTGAGCCGGAGACATTTCGCCAGCAAACGGGTCGACCCATAGACCATCGCCAATTTCATCTCTAAGCAACTGTGCAATTGGCTTAATACTAAAAGTCCATTTGTTCGGCATTGCCCAGATTCTTTCAATCTTCATCTTCTAACCTCTCTGCATCACTACAGTAGTCCGTTTCTTTCTTTTCTTCCCATTGTAAGTCGGGGTCAAGATGATATTTGCAACTGCCATACTCGGGCTCAAATGGATATGGATGAAAATAGGCACAATCTTTACAATGGATAATCTCTGTAATATTTGCAGCGGGTACGTCGACAACAGCATCCAGAAGCGGTCTTAAATCTTCTCGGATTGCGGCGGCATTGAAAATATTTGCATTTTCATACACACGAATCGCTTGTTCCCGTGCGGCCATCAGATCCTCGCGCCGGATATAATCAGCCATTATTTACCCTCCCATAATTACAATATCCATTTAGCTCAAGGTCATCAAGTCCAAACCTGTTAAAGCAATATGGTACATTTTCATCATTCACGCCAAAATAGATGCAATCCTTACATCTAACAACCGGTACAGCATCAACAACTGGCGCAGCATTCAACCAATCCTCAATATCTTTTCTCGACTTAAAGCCGGTGCGATATAGGGTTTCTTTGATATATTCAGAATCTAGGTCAATCGGTTGCATTATCAATCAATCCTTTCTTCGGCAATTCCATCGGCCGTACTATAGCATATATTCTTAATACCCAGCTCTTTAATATATCGCATACAGGCTGGGCATGGTCGCGCCATTGCTTTATTGCCATTTGCATATTCTCTGTAAATATAAAGCGTGGTTTTATCAAAATCAATATCCAGATATTTTACTTTGCTCAATGCTCTAATTTCCGCATGGAGCGAATTGACCACGCCACTCTGGTCTGGGTTGAAATCGCGCTCTGCATTGAGCCGCTTTTGCAATGGGCTTGTTTTGGTACTGTTGCAACCAGTAGCAAGCAATACACCCTTATAATACAACGCCGCTCCAAGATGATAGCGAGGAAAAGCAGATTCATAGCTAGCTCGACGCGCCGATTCAATGCCGCGCCTAGTTCTCTGGTTCATTGTATTCCTCTCTGAGCCATTGTTCCCAACAAATATCACAGGTTACATCATCAATTAAATGTGAACAATTGGGATATCCACCAGTGCTGGGTGGACATTTACTATTTATATAATCCAACCTATTATCTTCCGAGTAATTCAACTCAAACCATTCACGATTAGTCATTCTGTAACCTCGTAGTCTTTACTCAAATACCTATGACATTTACAGATGATTTCAATGGCTCTGTCCGATGGAAAGCAGTCAACGATATGATAACCAAACCTCTCAATGTCATCTGCTTCGGCTTTCTTAAATGCTTCAACCGCATCCTCAAGTTTGATATATACACTCATTCTGCAACCTCGCTCATTTCAGCACCACAATACGAACAGTAACGACCATTGCTAGACTCTGCATTGCCACATTTGCTACAAATGAACACACCATCGTCACCAAAAAACCAATGTGCCGTTACAATTTTTTTAACATTGGCTCTAGGCATACCCATGATGATATTGTTCACATAAGCGTCATAACTGTTTGACGCGAATTTCTGCAAATTATCAATCAGTGCATCACGATCAATACAATCAGCCATTATTCATCTACCTCATATCCCAATTCAATCAGCGTCATAATTGCATAATTAGCCATGTCAAGTAGCGTATCCTCAATCTTTTCATCTTTTACCTGGGCATCGTGTGCCACAGCAAGTGACATAAGTCGGTTCATTTTATCGCTCAGGCGAGTCACTGCGCTGATAATGCCGAGCTTTTTGAACGTATCACCAAATGAATCCCCATAATCATGATTCTTAGCCTTATATACCGCATTGAGTTTTTGGCAGATAGCATAGTGGCGAGCCGCCTTTGGGTCGATATGGAGTTCAAGATCATCTGGTTCTGTGTGACAATACTCATTAACAGCGTTTTCATAAGCGGCTTGGTCTGCGTCATTCAGGTGTTTACACAACTTGTCTAGTTTTGTGTCATTCATTTCTGAAAAGTCACATCCATAGTTCTCGACAGTATTAAACGGGCATCCATCACAAGTATCGCCGCAATGGTCACAATACCATTCAAGAATATCAATCTTTTCTTTTCTTGTCATATTATTTATCCTCCTCATTATCTTCACAATCTTCATCTACAAAATGGACATCAACGTCAAAAATTTCTCTTAGCACCTCAATGGCCTCTTTCGGCTCAATGCGGAAAAATTCTCTATCAGGATTGACTCGCTCTTTGTCAAAATATTTGTGCATCTGCGATTCAAGCTCAAAGCAATCATCACTAAATACAAAGCAATGAGCTACAAATGGTGACGGGAGCGAGGAACTTGATAATTCTTTCACGCGCACCATTGGTACCAATCTCCGCGTGCAACCGATTTTGGTCAATCCGGGCAAGCTGGGCGAGCTAATAACATATAGCCAACCAGCTTTACTATGTGCTTCACGATATGCAATAGAATCAAGTCGCTTATCAATACTAGCAAGCTGAGCCTTAATCTCATTGCGCTCATCATCTGTCAATGCCTTGCTAAATGCAATATTCATTGCTTTCTTTTCTTCAATCAGCTTGGCGCGTTCTCTAGCAATATCAGCCAACAATTGCTCTTGCTCTCTAAGCCGCCGCTTTTCTTCTCTAATCTTAGCTGCTTCTTCCTTCTTTTTAACCTTGATGGCCAAATTGACATCAAACATATCAAGTCGCGCCTTGACATATTCAGCATTAAGCGCCAAGCCGACCTTACCGGCTTTGGACTGATAAGAATTAAATTTATTCTTAATCAATTCTTTGCTTTTAGCAATATTGCCTGTTGTCAGCGATTTTTCTTTGCTGTCAATATAAGCGTTGCAACTGCAAACCAGTCCTCGCCCATATACGTCCTGCATTTCCTTGCCGCGCCTGTCAGAGCCATTGAGCGTATATCCTTGTTCGATGCGATACAGACCAGTATTCACAGCCAATTCAATCTTGCTCTGTAGTTCATAGCGGCGATGTTCAAGTTCATCAAGCGAATCCTGATAATATGGGATGTTATAATCCTGCATTTCTTCGATAGCGTGGATTTTGTTTTCAAGAATATCTAAGTTGTTCTGTTCTTGAAGCGCGGCAGATTGTGCTTTCTTTTCTTCTTTGTGCAACATATCGATGTTGAGCTGTGTGTAAGAAATATTCTCTTGTTGCTCTGCAATAGTTGATTCTAATTTGGAAATCTGCCCTTCAAGCTCTTTCTTCTTCTTATTCAGCTTGAAAATCTCGAACATTCTTAGCCGCCTCCTTACCAAAAATTTTGTCAATATATTTATCAAAATCCAGTGGATTATTACTCTTTGCTGGAATTTGTTTGGTGCTGGTATTATACAGCTCGAATTGCCCATTGCCGCAATCATTGACAATCCAGCTAGTGTCGCCATATTGGACGCGCGGGTTAATTTTCTTTGTTCGTGGCATTGTTTTTCACCTCATGGCAAGATTATAGCATATGTCGCGCAACTTGTCAAGAACAATTTCATTTACAATTCGTTTACAATTTGACGGTTTTCCCCCTACAACCCCTTTTCTATAAAAAATAATTATTATTACAGTATATACTGTTAATACTTATATATTACTATACTAGTAATATATCATAGAAGCAATACAATGTCAAGAGAAAATTTTTTATTTTTGCTATTGACAAATAGAAAAATTTGTGATATAATATAGTAAATAATTAAATACGTTAGTATTTAATTATACCTTATAGGGGGTTATAGGGGGATAAATTTTAGACCGAAATTATTACTTGACAAATATCAAGTTATATTATGATATAATGGCATTAAGCTCAAGGAGGCTAATAAAAATATGGAATTTAAGGAATTTGAATATACTACACAAGGCGTGAGAGTCGCAGAAGTTGATGGTGAGGTCTGGTTTGTACTAAAGGATATTTGCGATATTTTGTATGTTAAGAACGTCAGCCACATCGCAAATCGGCTCGATGACGATGAAAAGGGTATTCGCATTGTGAACACCCTTGGCGGAAAGCAGAAGGTGTTGACTGTCAATGAACCGGGTCTTTATCAGGCGTTGTTCATAATGAAGCCAAAGATGGTTCGTGGAGCAGCTAAAGAAGACATTGCAAGGCGCGAAGCCGAGTTGCGCAAATTCAGACGCTGGGTCACACATGAGGTCTTACCGTCAATTCGTAAGTATGGTCGATACATTGACAGTAGTGGTGTGTTCAAAGAGACGTGTCCAGTCAAATTCGACCGCGCTTATTGCTATAGGCTGATGCGAGATATCATCCGAGCTAATAATATGAACAAGCACAACGCCGACAATGCTTGGCGCGATATGTATATTGGGTTCAGTAAGCAACTTGGTTATAATATCAACACTAAGGCGGTTGCTGAACATAAGACAAAGATTGAGTGGATTGCAGACAATGGACTAATGGAGGAATTTTGCAAGTTTATTCAGTCGCAGGAAAGAGGTGATAAGGAGAATTGTGGAGCGAAATGAGCTATAACTGGTATCGGCGCGACGATACTGAACCAGAGGTATGGGATGATGAATATGAGCCAACTGAGTGCGATTGGGCGCTTTGGATATATGGAAGTTCAGAAAATGAATTAGAGGTGATTTACTAAGTGCCATTAACAGAGTTTTGCTTCATCCCCTCCATCAATACAGATGCTTTCTATACATCGGATGAACAAGCCATTCATAATCGTCTTGTTAAATTATATACATTGCGTATGCGAGAAAAAGATGGGCAAAATCGCAAATGGCGTGTCTCATCTATCAATCGTGTTATTAAAAAGCATAAAGACGAACTTGTCAAATTGCTTAAAAAATCTCTCGAAGATAATATTACTAGAGAACTCAATCCAGACGCAGTAAAAGACAAGACAATCATCAATCTATTCTGTTCTGAGTTGACTCGAAGTCTAGGAATCAAGACGTTCGAGCGTAGCGACAAAATAATCATTGTCAACGTGTTCTTTTTTGAGATTCTTAATAGCATCATTCACAATGGTTTCAATTACAAAGGCGAGCATTACATTTTCTACTCATGCGGCGCTGGCATGATACGCACAAAGCGGTTTATGGCCGTTAGGGAAAAAGACTATAATGAAGTTGAGCAGACGCTCATGTGCGGATTAACCATCGATTCAATTAACGCTCAGGGCGGTATGAATGAAAACAAGCTGTTGAGCTATAAGAGCCTTATGGCATCTGCAACAGACAGAATGGACGATTTTGATATAGACCGGTGTATAGTGGTGGATGATTTTGAGATGCCGGTAACTGCCGAGTCGGACTTTATTGATTATACAGATTATAGCATTACGCGCAAAGTATCAGAGACGGTTATAGCTGAAACTGACGGGTGGGGCATGTGTTGTAAGCCCGGATTCAAGACGCAAATCGTGCGCGGCCCGTGGATAAAGGGGTTGGTGTCCTACTTTGATTTTAGAGGATGGCTCAAAGAATATTGTTCCGCTGATGATTGGTCTGTTACGGATATATATGGAAAGGAATGGAAAATCATTGAAGATGATATTCAGTATATCCTAACGAAATCAATGTTTAAGCTGTACAAATTCTACCCTAGCTGGTTCTGCTACAAGTCGAACTTTAAGAGTTATGGTTGTCACTTCGGTTGCTGCAAAGTCGAGGAGGATTATATCCCAAAGGCTCGAATCAATTATCAGATGCTACAATCATTGAGCGATATGACCGACAATGAAATTGAGCGGCTTATCGCGAAGACAGTAGATGAAATTGACAGTGTTGGGCGTGACTATCAAACAACGATGAGATTGCTTGGGGCAACTGAGTATAATCAGACAAAAACAGCCATGCAAGAGGCGTTGACGATTTATCCAGAATTATTCAAGGATGTTTACAATCGGGAAATATTAAAGCAAACTAAAAAAAGTCTTGTCAAACAAGCAAAAGGCGGTAGATTGAGAATCAATGGCAAATACTTGTTCATCTCACCTGACCCTGTGGCGTTCTGTGAGTGGTTATTCAAGGGTGAACAATTCCCAACTGGATTACTTGAGAATGGTGAAGTATATACTAATCAATTCAAGGATGGCGACGAGCTTGATTGTCTGAGAAGTCCGCACCTATACCAAGAACACGCCGTTCGTGTCAACAAGCGAAATGAATTGACTGATAAATGGTTGGGTGGGACAAAGTGTGTTTATTTTAGTTGTCATGACATGATTAGCCGTATCTTGCAGCAAGATTTTGACGGAGATATTTCTTTAGTTGTCAAGGATAAGACGCTAACAACTGTAGCAAAGCGCAATATGCAAGGGATTGTTCCGCTGTCATATGACCTTAAAAAAGCTCGTGGTGGTATTATCGACGCAGACAGGCTATATGAAGGTGTAAGTACAGCATATACAGGCGGCTCAATCGGCCCTATCAGTAATGCAATTTCGAAGGTAAAAAACGCTAATGGCGGTAAGATGACGGAGGAACAAATCAAGGTTATCGCTTGGTTGACAATGAAGAATAATCAAGTTATAGATTAAACGATAGTCCACTCATATGGTGACATATGATGTGAATGATGGTGAACCTACAAATGTAGGGTGTGCGGCATATGCCGTGCTAACGGTAAAACCCTAAACGCATGAGCGCATGGCAATACCGTGGCAAGCGAATGTTTGATGTTATCATAAAAGAAAGGAGGTTTAGGTGTGAGATCAAATGAAATTAAGATAGGCGATAAATTTGAAAAATTGACGGTTGTTGAATTACCAGACAAAAGAAATAAAGAAGGTAAATTACTTGTAGTATGCAAGTGTGATTGCGGCAACATTGTCGAGGTTGTTAAATACAAATTAGTCCAGCAGTATAAACCAATTCGTTCTTGTGGATGTTTAAGACTTGAGAGAGTTCATCAGAACAAAACTCGTCATGGAGAGTCTGGTGGTGCGATAGTTGGCAATCGAAGCAAACTTTATAGGACGTGGTCAAATATGAAGTCGCGTTGCTATAATCCTAACGTTCGTAGCTATGCGGATTATGGAGCAAAGGGTATTACGGTTTGTGACGAGTGGTTAAATTCTTATGAAACATTCAGAGATTGGGCGTTATCCAATGGTTATCAAGAAGATTTGACTATCGACAGAATAAATCCACATGGTGATTATTGTCCAGAAAATTGTAGATGGCTCACCCTGCATGACAATTCATCTAGGGCGCACGAAAAGGCGTGTTGGGGAAGAAACTTAAAAACTGGCGAATATGTAGAATTTGTGAATATTAGAAATTTTGCAAAAGACCGCAATTTAAGTTATTCCTGTATTGACAGAGTGTTACACGGACGAAATAAAACCCATAAGGATTGGATATTTGGTTATCAAGAAAATTAAAATATCAAACATTTGAAGCTGTAACGACTAACTGTTTTCAGTGTAGCTTGTAGGTGAAATTCCTACTTGCGAAGTGCCATCCATCTCATTGAGATGAAGAGATAGTCTACTCCGACCGCTTAGAGTGGTGTTAAAGTATCTCGAAAGAGACGGTATTAAAGGTTCGCAAAGACATTGTGGAAATCGGAACCGCCAAAAGAAATTTCAGATATTATAAAAAAATATACTAAATCCAAATTGCCAAATTTCTTCCAATACGCCAAAGACAAAGACCCGGATACCCAAGTAGAGCCTCCCAACAATTCCACGATGAATCGTATATCGGCCAAAATTCCTACTTCCCGAATCCACTATAATAACAAAATTGGGAAGTTTGATTGGATAATGCTGATTAACAAACAAGTTGATTATACGACGCGAGAAGAATCGCCAATCATTGAGCGGTATAATTACTGGATTAAGAATCAGCGCCGATTTGATTATGGCGATGACCCGCATATCAATGAGGACGATTTGTACAAGTATCGGTGCATAGCACAAGATATTGTGGATTACAGCAAAGAGCCACTGGATGTTGTGGTTAATAGCTTGGTGGCGTATCTATATACGGTTAAGAAAGCAAGCAATAAAAAAATGTTGTGGGCTTGTTTTGGCAAGCAGATTGTAGAGAATCTGAAAGTCAATGCAGCCACACTTAATCCAATTTGCCCAATTTGCGGCAAGCGGTTCAAACCACGTGATGTATGCCAGCATTATTGCTCTGAGGAGTGTGGCAAAAAAGCGGATAATCAGCGCCGCATTGCATCACGTGAAGCCCGCCTGTCCGAACGGGGGATATGTTAAAATCGTAGGAAATATATGGATAAAATGAGTCAGCCACAATATATAGTGGTAAAGTAATAGGGAAGGAGCAATATAATTGCACAAGAATAAATATCCACGGCTTGGCAAGGCCGATATGAAAAAAGAGCTGATTCGGCGCACAGGCGTTGACACAAAAATTATTGAAATTGTGCTAACGGCATATCACGACATCATCCGCGAGACGCTACAGCACGGTGTCGAGTATTCATTGCCTGACATTGGCGTGATTACGTTCCGCGACCATCCGCCCAAGCCAGCGGGTGAATATTGGAACGGCTTTCAGAAGCGGCGTATGTATTACCCTGATAGGAAGGGCTACTATCGGCTAGAGTTCAAGGCCGAGAAACATATGGCAAGTTATGTTAAGGCTGGCACATTGTACGGTAAAGGCCCGGCCAAGGAAGAATGGGACGCTTGGGTACTAGAGAATTATCCTGACAATCCTAAGTTTGCTAAGGAAGAAGAAGATGGCCGAACATAACAAGCTGAATCAAGAATTTTATACTTATGCAGGTGGATTGCTCAATGTATCGCCCCAGACTGCCAAGAAATACTGGATGGGATTTGTTGATACTATTATACACATTCTTCATTTTGATGGCAGGTGTCAAATGCCAGCAGTAGGAACATTCTCATTGGAGGAATTACCTGAACGTAGGGTGATGGCTAAAAATGAACAAGGGGAGCTTATTGAGCAAATCAATCCGGCTTGGTTTAAAATATTATACAAAGTCAACGAAGATTTTCTTAACAATGTCAATGGGCGCGGTGTTACAAAGAAATACCGTAAGCGCGTCCGTGAGCGCAAGTTGACTCCAAATGACCTAAAGTTGCTGACTCAGGCCGAGGCAGAACGAACAGCAAGAAAAACGCTTGAGCAAAGAGCACAAGAGCGCATGGAAAAGGCAAAGCAACAGAACTATGATGATTTTATCAATGTCATCAATAAGAAAAAAGAGGAATATGAACGGAAACAGAAGGAAAAGGAACGGAAATTGAATGAATCTAACGAAGATACGACAAGCGACTGAGCTACTAGATAGCAAGTTGATTGACTTGCAAGAATGGACGGCTCGTTGTCTTGGTGAAGATTATAGGGATGTCTGGTCAAGCGAATATCTGCGAAGATGCGCCGTGTTTGTCCGCAATATGCTGAATGGTGCAGATGATGTCGAGACAGATGAGAAAGATGCGGAGATTTTAGACCAACTCAGAGAAGCGAAGACTGAGTTGGAGAAAGAGCGCAAGAAATTACAGAGCGAGAACATTCAGCATGTCCAGAATCAGCGGTTAGACGCAAGAGCTGACATGATTCAGGAGAGGATTGCAGAGTCGATTAGATGTCTTGAGCCTTTTACTATTCGTGAGTTTAATAAATTGCCTCAAACAAATATGAGTGGACTTCTTTGTATTTCAGACCTTCATGCTGGTTCAACTTACGAGATTAAGGGCGCATATAATGAAATTGTGAATAAATACGATTTCAACATTATGAGGGCGCGGCTTGATGGGTTGCTTAACAAGATGTGCAATGATGATAACTGCATTTGGCTTGATGATATTACGGTTGCTGTGCTTGGTGATTGTGTAGAGAATATTCTACGCACGTCCAGCCTGACTAAGCTGAGAGAGCCGGTTATTGATACAGTTATCAAGTTGTCTGAATATCTAGCTGATTGGTTTGTTGAATTGCATGACCGGCTTGAAATCCCTGTCAACGTTGTAATGGTCGGGGGTAATCATGATACCTGCCGCATTCTTACATCTAAACCACAGTTTGAGGAAGAAAATCTAGGTAAAATCATTGTATGGTATCTACAAGAGCGACTAAAGTCAATAGACGGCATTACGGTTGATGATTATACAGATTGTGCCATTAAGTATATTAAAAATAATGCAATTATGCTTCATCATGGTGATGGCGGCGACGTAGCCGAGACAATGCGATATTTTGAGAACTTATATAATATCGACGTTGACGAGTGCTATGTTGGGCATCTGCATCGGCAAGAAATGAAGAACGCTGGTATTACCGAGCTAGGCGATAAGCTGTGCTGGCGAGTTGGTTCTGTATGTGGCGTTGATGGATTTGCCAAGAAAATTCGTAAAGCGTCAAGACCGTCCTGTATGTTTACTACATATTCAGAAGATGGTGCAGAGTGGCGTAAAACATTTTATCTTTGATTCATTCTCTACTAGGTGATAGCTACGGCTGGTCAATCATGCTTGCGGGGCGATTGACGCATCTAGTAGGGTTGAATATAATCGAGCCGTGAATCCACAATTCAGTGGAGCCTAATACGAGCATGACGTTGGCTGTGGCGGGCTACGTCAATATAGTATCGAAAATCCTATCCTTGATGATAGGCGTATAGCAACAGGTGTGTTATACGAACGTATGAAGCATATGGCTCGGTTGCCTATGAGTGATATGTGGACGCTTATCGAAGGTTTGCGGTATACCATAAGGCAACGATGAAAACCGTATATTCAAAAACGCTTCTGATATGCGGCAAAGAAATATCAGGTGATTCTGCTATAAGTAGGCAAAGGCGAGATGAGCAGACATCTAAGACCCATTGCACCATATTTCCCAACATAGCGCCATGCGTGGGTGAAATAAGATGAGGCGCACTGCGGTTCCCGTGTGCATGGGATGAGGGATTAAATAAGACCAAATTGGCGGTAACACCAAGCGAGTCTTAGCCGTGATTAAAACATAACAGTGAGTAGCGCTAGATGCTTGATGGCGCTTGACAAGTAAGAGCTTTGACGAAATGCTTGTATCTAGGCACATACTGAAACTGCCTGTCGCTACTACTCATTGGCGGCTATGAATATCCGAAGGGAGGTCACTTTCTCTTGAATTATCCACTGGTTTATCCGAAGCATAATTGACGAAAGGAGGTGACGGAGGCTACGGCCTCATATCTACAATAAGCCCAACTCAATGGGAACTGTTGTTCAACTAAAGGCGAAACGCCGTATGCCCCTAGCGATAGGGTATCACAGTATGAACCTTGACAACTGAATAAATGAAATAAACGAACGGCTGGCTCTGTGTGGGCTGGCCGTTTTGTTATATTTGGAAATTGAAAGGAATGAGAATATGTTTTGCCCGTATTGTGGCAAAGAAAAGCAAGATAGCCAATTTTACAAAAGCCCAATCAAGACGGGCGAATATATTAAGCCGTGTAAATCATGCGTGACTGAGCTATATAAACAGGCGCTCGATGCGACCAAAGACCAAGGCGCGGCGTTATGGTCAACCTGTATGATGACTGGCATTCCTATGCGGCGGGCAGAATATAATTCATGCTTAGAGACACTAGATAAGGCGGCTAAGGGCAAAAAACCTAGTCTATTTATGTTGTATCATACCTACTTGTCTACATCGCCCGATAAATTAACGGGTGTATGGGATAGTGATATGGAGCTGTCTAATTTCAAGGATTTGGGCGATGTTGCTAAGGGCGAAACTGATGAGGTGGCGCTTAAAGCAAGATGGCGCAAACAGTGGGGTGGCGATTATGAGGACGAGGACTGTCAATGGCTAGACGATATGTTTGATAGCTATACGTCTGGCGTATTTGAGATGGGCACCGCTATGGAGATGCGCTATCGTGATTTGTGCAAGTTGGAATTGGAACAGTATAAAAATGGCGTAACTAAAGACACTCAGGCGCAGATTAAGACACTTATGTCTTTGCTTAAACTTGATGACTTTAAGAGTAATCAAAAGTCGGACGCTGAAAGGGCATTTGAGAAGAGAGTTGCCATTATAGAATCAACTAGACCGGCTGAATGTGAGGAATTACAAGAATTTCTCGATAAGGTTGGTTATGAGAAAGAAAAGGCAATGATGATGCGCAGCTTGCGCAATGCAATTTGTTGTACTCGCGAATATCCAGACGTTAGCAAGGAGGAAGCATAATGGGGCGCTCTCAGATGGGTGGCATTCGTAGGGCGTATATGGCTGACAAATTGCGTGGCACAGTATCTGGTAATGAGAATCTCGATGCAGAGATAGAAGAAAGGGTTATAGATTGGGACTCCTTGTACCGTTACAACTGGGATATTTATACAGAGTTTCATCTTGGTATATCGTTAAAGCCGTATCAGCGCGATGCTATACATGAAATCGGTGTTAGTGATACCTTCTTTTGGAGAGCTGGGCGCGGCGGTGCCAAAACGTTTGTTACGGCTTGTGCTGCAATGTGTAAGCTTATGCTTTATCCGAATTGTTGGATTGTTGTCACGGCATCCACCGTAGATCAGGCCAATGCTATTGTTGAGGACAAGATTCAAAGGGAATTGATTAACAAACTCTCTCCTTATCTCAGGTATTGCTACGAAAAACAATGGTTGGTTATAACCAAGCCGGGCGATGGTTATAGAATAGAGAACACTCTTAATAATTCTGTCCTGCGCGTATTAGCGCCTGTCGAGTCTAGCCGTCGCAGTCGTTCTAATTTTACAATTTATGACGAAGCGGCAGTTATGAAAAAGTCTGCTATTGACCAGATTTTTGAAGGCATGGCATTTCCAAGGCAACCTCTTTATTTGAATAATCCAAAATACGCAAATAATAAAAGATGGCTTGAAGAACCAAAGAGTATATATCTGACATCTTCTAAGTATAAGTATCAGTGGTGGTATCGAACTTGGAAGGATTGTGTAACAGGATATTATATGGATAAAAAGTCAAGATACAATGTGTTTGCGTCTGACTTTTTTGACAATATCGAGAATGGTCTAAAAACATGGGGTGATTATCGTCAGAAGAAGCGCACTATGAACGACCAAGATTTTAGAATGGAGATGCTGAATGAGGCAATAGGTGAGAACGAAGATGCATTTTTTACCATTCAGCAATTTAAAGAATCTCAAGTCCTTAATCCATGTTTCCGTCCACCTACAGCACTACAATTCTTCTCTGGCGAACAACCTGATTTTCCAGCAAAGAAAGACGACGAAGTGCGACTTGTATTGATGGATGTGGCCTTCGCGAACACTACTGGTTGTACCAAGAACGACAATACCATCATTGCTTTGATGTCGGCTCATTGGAGTAATAAGAAGAATCGGTTTGAGCGCCATGTTGATTATATTGAAGGGCATGACGCATCTGATACGATAGGCGCGTCTGATAGATTTAGATACCTCAAATGGGTGTATAATGCAGACTATGCCGTGTTCGATGGAAGAAGTGGTGGAGAAGTTCTCTATAATCACTTAACAGAACCATTGTCAATGCCTAACCTTGGCGCAAGATGGAACAGTTGCGGATTTAGTCCCGCAGACAAATATCATGTTGTGTCAGATGCAAAACTGGCCGACTATCATAGCCGTGTTGTTGATAAAAACGCCATACCATGCTTAATCCCAGTTATAGCCACTCCCGAAATAAATAGTCAGGGCTGGTTATCTTTGCGCAAACAGCTTGAAACCAACAACATAAAATTCCTCATCTCTATGCAGGATTATCAGAACGAGCTAACTGATAGCGGTGAATATTACAAATATACCGCAGAGGAATTAGCTAATGTGCTAGAGCCATATGGTCAGACCGATATGACAGTCATTGAGGCGGTTAACCTCAAGACGGTAATCAAGCAAGATAAGATTAAACTAGAGGAGCCGCGCAATGGTACAAAGGATAGAATTGTGACCATTATGTACGGCAATTATGTTATTGATTTAATTGAAAACGCATGGCAACAACAGATGCAAGAGGACGAGTTTGACATCGATTCCGTGCAGTTAGTTTGGTGATATTTACCTATGAAGCAACGGCTATGTTGGTATGTTGTTGTGGAGGCGCTATTAGGGTTTAGTGAAATCCAAGTTCCAACTAGACTTAATCAAAAGCCGAAAATAAAAACACTCAAAAATATAAAACAAAGAAAGGAGGTTGAAGATGCCAAAAAATAATGAAGATGTAAAGCTGTCAAAGAGTGACCTTCAGGATATTATTGATTTTAGTGCCGGTCTTATGGCGGTTGATAATTTCTATTCACCATTCCTGAGCAATCAGCTCTTGACCAATCTAAATAATAATCCGCGCCTGCCCAATGCAGAGGCGGTCAAAAAGGCGCTTAATGATTATAAGAATAGCGGCGCTGATTTACAGGGGTTTGTAGAATTTGCATCGGCGTTTGACATGATTTTCAAGCGCACATTGTATTCTTATGCAAACGCGCTATCTTTCGACCTTCAGATAACGTGTAAAAATGCATATACAAAGGCGGACTATGAGTCAGATGAATATAAGAAGGATAGACAGACAGTAGATAATTTCTTGACCAATTTCGATTACAAGAAAGAATTTTACAATGTCTTGCTTAATGTTCTCAAGCGCGACTCGTATTTCACTTGGTTCAGAAAGACCAAGAGTGGCAATCGCGGCAAGATGAAATATGTTCTACAGATTATGCCTCAGGATTATTGTATGCTGACAGGGTACTTTGAAAAGGGCATGATTTGGTCATTCAACATTCTCTACTTTAATCAGGTTGGTGTCGATCTGGGCTTATGGGATCCGACTCTTGTTAAAAAATATCTAGATACATCCCACGGCGAAAAGCCGTATGTCCCGTCAGCTCCACTAGATAAACGAGATGGCACATATGCTATGTGGATGGACACATCACCAAATGATGGCGCGTGGTGTTTCAAATGGAGTACAGATAATTTTGCTAACAATCCGTTTCTATCCCCATACGTAGCCAATGTTCTACGTAGCGACGAAATTGGTGAACTTCAATATAATAAAGACCTTATTTCTGCGGCTGGTATTCTAGCTGGTGAAATTGAGTTGTTTGACCAAGCTCGCTCAGGCCAAAAAGCCAACCAATTTGCAATCGACCCGAAGACGCTTGGAGCGTTTATGCAGAAGTGTAAACAGGGCTTGCAGAATACGATTAAGCTGGCCGCCGTGCCATTAAAGAACATCAAATTTTTCCAATTCGAGGACAAGAACCCAGACAGCTATACCAATGAGTTAACCACCACCGCCGGTATTGGTACGGGCATTAGCCGTGTCATCTATTCATCTGATAAGATGAGTAATGCTGAATTAGAGGCGGCACTCAATGAGGTCTATCAGACCATGAAGCCAATGTACGCTCAGTTCAATAATTTTCTTGACTTCTATATCAATCAAATGACTAGCAAGTATAAGTTTAAGTTTGAGTTCACTGGTTCCAACTACCCATTCGAGCGTGAGGCGCGATTTGACAAGTTGATAAAGATGGCCGATAAGGGGCTTGTGCTTAACTCGTCCGCATGGGCTAGCGCTGTTGGCATGAATCCTGTTATATTTGATAGGATGCTTGCTGAGAGTAAATATACTGGTTGGATTGACAAGTATAGCCAGATGCTTATGAACACATACACGACAAGTCAAAGCAATGAAGGTGGCCGTCCGAGGGCTAGTTCGACATCGCTTACCGACAGCGGTGAAGCAAGTCGTGAAACATTAGAGGATTAGACATGATTATTTTAGGAATCCCAAAGAACCCAGAAGATTATTTTATTGCTGATAGTGCGCTTGCATGGGAATTGGATAAAGCTGGATTTTCAGCTAAATACCTAGACGACGACGCGCATTATTATAAGAAAAACGCAAAGCTGCTTAAATGGCTGGAAAAGAATGGAATAACAGAAGGATAATTTACTGAGAAAGGAGGAGCTATGATTGGAGACAATCAAGAATATTGCCGCAATTTTAGGAGCAATCCTTTCATTAAGTGCAGTAATTACCCTGTTTTGCAAACCTATCAAGGCATATATTGCGAAAATCCTAGATAAGCATATTAGCGAACAAGATGACAAAATAAAACAAAACACTCTTAAGGCGACACTCAAGAGAATTGAGAACAAACTAGACGCGACTGTGGCATATACCACTGAGGCCTGTCGTGGTGAGATTAAAAATATGTTTTATCGTTATATGGATAGCAAGACGCTACCATATTATGAAAAGATGCATATGTTACAAATTGAGGATATTTATGTAAATAAATTGCAAAAGAATCACTATACTAAAGGGCTTATTGAGGAAATGAAAACGTGGTCTGTTGATTATACCGGAGTAGATTCTCAGGATATCAATTAACCATATATTACCATCCTTGAAGAAAGGAGGAAGATGATTGCAAAAAAATGTACAATTTGAGCTTGAAGATGTTGTTGAATATCCTGATTGGTGCGATGCTTACCCAGAGCACAAGTTTACCGTATTTAAGTGTTGCTTTTTAAGCACCGCTAAAAACTCTCATCATTTAGATATTAGCGACGAGGTGTTGCGTCGTGATGCTCCATCTATTCTTGGTTCTATGCTTGTAGCTAAGATTGAGAATGGGGATGCAACTACGCATCTCCCCACGGAAATTCAGTACGGGTATTTCCCTCGCGAACAAGAGGTTGAGTTTGTTGAAGAAGATGGCATTACTAAGGCATACGCGTATGCCGTTGTAAGTAAACGATACGGTAAGGAATTAAACAATATTTTTGAGTTTGACAATCTTCGCAATAGTTCTGTTGAGATGACCGTAAACGTGGAAGATGATAAAGATGATGGCAAAGTATTGTCACTAGACCTCTACGCGCTGGCTGTGCTCGGAAAAACCGTAGCCGGAAGTTGTCCTGATGCAGATATTAAAATGGTGCGATTCTCTGCCGAGGAGGCTGAGGCATATTTTGCCAAGTCTGATTCTCTATCGCAACTCAAGAACTTTGTCGAAGAAAGGAAACAATCAATGACTGAAAAATATGTAAACCATCCTATCAACACGTCTAAGGATGCTGTATATACAGGCGAATGGGATGGCGATGAAGCAAGAAAAAATTTAGTCAAAGAGAAAAATTATAAAACTCTAGCACCCAAAGTATGCCTCAGACTTGAGGAAGGCTGGGAAGATAGAGAGGCAACCAAGTTGGGTTATCCCGTCATGGGATTATATGACGGTGAATGGCGTTATTCAACCAAGGCTCTAGCATATGCTCTAGCATATGCAAAGCAGAATGATGAGGCTTTGGTTGTAAATAAAATTGAGGCTATTTATAAGAAATTAGACCTTGATGATGATTCTGAAAGAAAGGAGGAGGCTAAAATGGAAGAAGTTAAGGAACTCGCTACCGTTGAAACCGAGGTCGAGGCAAGCGCCGAATCCGCTCTTGAAGAAGAAAAGAAAGAAGAAATGACCGAGCCAGAGATTGAGGTTAAAGCCGAAGAATGCGAATGCGAACCTGACCATGACGATGATGATGAGCACGAAGAAGAGCTATCCTGTGACGAGCTAAAGGCTAAGATGGCTGAGCTTGAGAAAGATATTGAATCCCGTGACAATATTATCATGGAAAAGGACGCAGAGCTAGAAGAACTGCGCAAATTTAAGGCAGAGGTTGAGGAACAGCGTAAGGCCGCAACCGTTGAATCCATCATGGCTGAATGTAAGGAATTTATGTCAGACGAGCAGTATAAGGAAATGCGCGAAGAGGGCATGGCTTGCAATATGGCCGAACTTGATGGTTGGACAAATAAGGCTAAGGCGGTTTGTTTCTCTACTGTTAAGAAGAATGTAAAGAAAAATAGTGATGGGCTATTCCGCTTTGCGGCACCCATCGAAAACAACAAGAAATCCAACTCTGTTTGGGATAGAATTTAATTTATTATAAAGGAGATTATATACTATGGCACACACCATTTTTAACGGCACTCACTGTGCTTACTGGGATGTAGACAGCTACAATATGGTTGGTATTGCTGCTGCTGATATTGATAATGGTACTTTTCTAACTCTTGGCGATATGAAGCTCAAGGACGCTACTGGCGGCTATGAATTTACTGTTACTGCTGGTCAGAACGCAGACCTTATCGCTGGTACTCCCGAAGTTGGCTACGGCCTAGAGGCTCAGATTTATGCCGACCCCCGTTATTTCACTAACAAGGCCGGCAAGCCTATCTCTGTCAAGCGTCTAGTTAAGGGCGACTGCATTGAGGTTTCCATTGATGCTTTCACCACTGACCCACTTACCTCTACTTATGCTAAGGTTGATACCACTGGCAAGCTGACTGGTACCACTACTACTTCTGACGCATTCAAGATTCTTGCAAACCACTCTATTGATGTTGGTGGCGAGCTTGTCAAGACTTGGATTCTAATGAAGATGGCTTAATCCATAGAGAATAAATTTATATAAAGGAGATTATATAACTATGGCAATTTCTAACGAACTAATCACCTTTGCCAAGGGCAATGCTGATTTCTATACTGCTTTTGAAGATTACCACAATCATAAGGCCGACACCGAGTGGCATCAGAAGATGGGCGCATATGATGCTTCCGTTTCTCTTGCCGAGAAGTCTGAGAAGGTTTGCTCTGCTTACTTTGCAGAGATCGAAAAGATGTCCAACTGCCCTCTAACTGAGGCTAACCGTGACGCATGGTTTGCCAACCCTGTCGTTCGTTGGGCAGAGCTTGCTGTTGAGAATGCCATTCTTAACACCATCCTCCCCGGCTATGTCGCAAGTACCTTTGCTCCATTTGTTAATATGCGTCTAACTGGCTATGCTGATGCTATCCATGTCGAGATTCCTGCCCGTACTCTATACACCAATTCCAAGGGTAACAAAATTGCCGCTTAATGGCAATCGCCCTGCTTGTCAAGCGATTGGCAAGTATCTCGCGTTAACTGCTTTGAATCCCTAAAGCTCTTGTCGCTACAGCATAAGGATGAAATATGCCTAAATGCGATACGCTGCGAAAGCATAAAAAAGCACAAGAGATATTCATATGGTCAAATCCTAAGTGAATGTAAATGGGTGTTTAGCATCCACATCCCGAATAGGGATAGGTTCAACGATTATCCGCTAATGGCGGAGTAGTCCACAAGCTAATGGTGGGCGAAAAATGCGACTCTTATATATTTATGACTTAACTTGACACACTTTATACGAAAGGAGATGAAGTAATGTGTTAGTTCCAAATCAAAAGATATTGACAACTTGGATGCCAGCCAATAGGCAACATTATATTGATAAGGGATATCAATATACAAAATGTCGTGATAAGGTATTAGTAAATGCAGAAGATTTACCTAATGGTTCGCACGAGAAAGTTAAAGTAATATGTGATTATTGTAGCAAAGAAATTACCAAGCAATATGTAAACTATCTTAGTGAACGAGAGAACGGCAGAGATTGTTGCAAGAAATGCCAACCAAAGAAATTTGTAGAATATTACCAAGAAAATTTTGGGGTTTCTAATCCTTTTCAGCTTAAAGATATAAAAGAAAAGTCTAAGCAGACTTGTCTTGAGAAATATGGTGTTGAGAATGCTGCTCAATCAAAAGAAGTGCAAGAGAGAATAGAGCAAACAAATCTCGAACGATATGGCAATAAAAAAGCCATTATTTCAGATGTTGTTCGAGCCAAAAGAGAAAATTCATGTAGAGAAAAATTTGGCGTAAAGAACGTGTTCGAGCTTAAAGAAATTCAAGACAAGATAAAAGAGACCAATGAAAAGAAGTATGGAGCTGGAAATATTGCTCATACTCCTAAAATCTCAGAAAAGATAAAACAATCCAATATGGCTAAGTACTGAGTTCCTTATACTACACAAGTGCCAGAAGTTATAGCCAAGATGCGCGAAGCCTTGATGAAAAGTGGCAACGTTGCATCGTCTAAGCCAGAGCAAGCGGTAGGTGCAATGTTACACGAAATTTATGGTGATGATAATTGTATAGATGGTTATTCTTGTGGCTCATGTAACATGGACTGTTTCGTATCTTTCAACGATTGTAAGATTGACGTTGAATATGATGGTAAATATTGGCATCGAGACAGAGAAGAAAAGGATAAGAGAAGAAATTATTGGTTAATTGGGCAGGGTTATAAAGTGCTTAGAATTAAGGCGAATAAAAAAGACGACCTGCCAACAAAGCAACAACTAATTGATGCGATAGATTATTTGGTCAAGGGTAATCGTTCGCTTACATATATAGATATGAATATATAAGATGAAGAAATAATCTGGTCTTATGTGAAAGCATAAGCAGCCTTGCTTAACGCTCTGCAAGGCGGCATAGATATTGCGAATCTATGTGAACACAACGTGCAAAGGGTGAGCGTACATCTTTCCGTCAGAGAAAGTTCCGTGGCGATATGGTTCTAACTCCTGTTGAGCATATCATCACTACTTATGTTGACATGGCTCGTGTTTATGCCCGTAAGGATGATCTTGCCGAGTCCATGCGTAACGTTGTTATCTCTGCCGAAATCGGCATGAATAACGAAATTATCAATGCTCTTAACACCGGTCTAAATGCCGCCACTTATCCTGCACAGTTCAAGGAAACCGGCGCATTCGATGCCAAGAAGCTCGTTCAGCTTGCACAGCGCGTTCAGGCTTATAACCAGATGGCAAAGCCTGTCATCCTTGGCACTGCTGCCGCTCTTATGAACGTTCTACCTGATAGCACCATGGGCTATCGTATGACTGTTGATGGCAAGGAAGGCGTTGTTTCTTTCGTCAAGAACTTCTACGGTTTTGATGTTTACGAGCTACCTCAGATGCCCACTGGCTCTAACTTTGGCATGACTCTAAATGATAACGTTCTTTATGTTATCAGCCCATCCGTCAATAAGGTTATTGAAGGCGCTCTCAGCACTTCTCTCAGCAATATCAACCAGTTCTATGACAATGCTGATATCAGCCAGAACGCAACTCTCCGTAAGGCATACGACTTCCAGTTCGTGGCATCCGCATACGCTGGTATTTTCACGATTACAGAGTAATCATGTCTAAGGTGGGGCTAATAACCCCACCTTAATTTATAACGGAAATAAGAAAGGAAATTAAAAGGAATGGCAACTACAACCAAATCTACAACCTCCACAGCTAAGACGGCGACAAAGAAAGAGACAACTGCAACTGCCCCAATTGTTGATACCGAAAAGGAACAGCTAAAGGCGCAACTTGCAGAACAGCAGAAGCGCATGGAAGAAATGATGGCGCAGATGCAGGTTCTTATGCAAGCACAGAGCAATGTAGCAACGCCTGTTAATTCTGTCAACTCCAACAAGCAGATTGTATTTATCAATATGACCACAGGCGGTCTTAACCTCAAGGGCACTCGTATGTATCATATCGACAATCAGTTTGGTACTAAGAGCGTGCAAGAATCTGAGGCGCGTATTATTGTGGCGAATATGCCAAATACCATTGCAGAGGGTTATGTATATATCCCTGATAATGAGTTCCTAGAATCCTGTAACATGGGCGGTGTATATGATGGTATGCTTACTGACGCACAGTTAAAGACACTACTGAGTCAGGACGCAAATCACGTCTGTGACGTGTTTGAAAATGCGACCGATTCGCAAAAGCGCATTATCATTGACATGGTATCAAATAAGCAGCTCAACGGCCAGCCCGTAGATGCTAATATCCTTGTTCGTCTTGGCAAGCTGACAGGTGTAGATTTCCTAGATATTGAACCCCTCGAAGAGGAGTGATAAATTATGGCAACATCATTTGATGTTATTGGCGAAAGAGCATTAAGCGTAATCGATGACTATAAACTGCGTAAGTTATATGATGCAAGCATTGATATGTTCCACGACAAAATTGATGGTTGGGTCATTAGCTCTGCGGCCAAGTTTATAGAATGTGAACAACCTCTAACATACGATTCAGAGCTTAGACAATTTGACGCAGACTTAACAAATTTAGAGATTCAGATTCTTGCCGATTATTGGGTTATCAACTGGTGGCGCGGCGAGACGGACGTAGCATCTCAGATTGCACAGAAACTTAAAGTTCCATCATCTTTCCAGATGGATGGCGTATCCTCACAGAATTTCAAGGAAAAACAGAACGTCATTGATAAGCTCGAAGAAGATGTAGATAGGCTCATTCACGATAAATACCAGCTCTTATATCTATCCTCCTATGATTATTAAAGGGGTGGATATATGAGTAGAACAGAAAAACAAGAAAAAATCCATGCCTTATATAAGGTGTTATTGCTGTTTGAAGACCTAACCAGCGCCAACCCTAGTATTGACGAAGCCGACTATACGACATATTGTGAGCGGCTATCTGTGCGATTTAGGGCGGTTGATGGCGAAATTGCCGATACGTTGGCCGGTCTTAGTAAAATGGGGCTTGAGCTTACCCATCCTATTATTCGTTCATGCGTATTGCGCATGACCAATAAGATGGAAAGGATTGGTGATTGACATGGCATATGAGATGTTTAATTACCAGCCTGACCCCAATGATTATTACCGCGACTTGACGCAAGAATTTATAAACGCACAATGGTATGACACCTCGGCTAAAACGCCTGAGAATGGCGACGCATTGCTCGAACAGGTGGCGATTGGTTCTGATGAGTATAATTGTATTGAGGCTTGGGTGAAGCCGACTGTGGCTACTACAAGCACTGGTTTGAAGGATACGAGGGATTTCCTACAGTTCATCTTTAAGGATATCAACCATGTCGTTGACAGGGGTTTATACTATAAATTCTCAAACGATGTGTGGCTAGTTCACGACTCAGGCATCTTCGATGGTCTACCAAAAGCAATAGGCGTGCGCCGTTGCAACAACTATATGCGCATCAAGGATGACGATACCATCTTTAGTGTCCCTGTCATTGTTGACTACGATATGGCTAGTCCATCCGCACAGGTCAGTACGCCCATTATCACACCAAATAACCATGCGGTTGTTATGGTTCAGGGTAATGATGATGTGTATAGGTTGTTCAAGTTGAATACGCGCTATATGCTAGGTGGCAGACCGTTTAAACTGTTATCTTATCAGAATGCAATCAATGCGGCAGGCATGTCAAAGCCGACCCTGCTTTATCTCGACCTATATCTTGATGAGGCTCATACTGGCGATGACATTGAGAATCAACTAGCAGACAATAGCTCGATTGATTATCCTATGGACGAGAACGAGCCGTTCCCGATGGGCTAAGTAAGGGAGGTTGATAACGATTTTTAATTCATTGTCAAGGTTACCGACTATACCATATAATATTATGGTATATCTAGCTAAATCGACCGACCCTATGGCTGATATTTTTTGGAAGATGCTGGCATATAAGGACTATAAGGCGTTAAGCCATGAGCCGCTTACATTTAAGCAGAAGATGCAACTGGTGTGGGCGCAGGGCAAGCAGGATAATTACAGTGTATTCCTAACTAATCTGATTGAGGACGCTATGGCTGAATCTAAGCAGATTGTCAAGATTTACCAGTATTATATCCATGCCTCTGAGCTATATACTAGTACGGTAGTCTATGCGTTTGATTGCCTATATGGTGGCCAGATGAGCTTGGCTGAATATAACGGCATTCCTGTCAATCGCGGAGATTTGTTCATTCATTGCATTTTATACTTACTTAATGGTGTAGATGTAGGCGGCATTGGCAAGCTCATGTTCCTAGATGATATGAGCCGATATAGCGCGGCGCGGTCAACCATTGGTAATAATAAGACGTTCACAGGCGTACAGCTCTACATGGCGGTCAATGTTGGCGATGCTGGCAAGGAGACTAGTTGTGGCGATTGATATATCCGTCCTTGAGAAGGCATATTTTTATTTCGATAAGCCAGTGCCATATAAGCTATCTGACACGACACATATAGATATCACGCCTATATCAGTATATGATAGTGAGGTCTTTTTGTCAAGTTGTGATATTCTTCAAATAGATAAAAACGCACTTAATTCCGTTGAGATAATTCAGATGAGCTATCTTGATTTTTTGTTCAAAGTTATGCTACCAACAGACCAATCGAAGATAGGGTTAGATAAATTCTGCAATATCATGAAATTGTGTCTTGGTATGCCAGACTGGAAAATCAAGATGAATGAAAAGAAGAAAATCAACCTAGTTGCGCCCGATGATTCGTTTGAGATAACGGGCAAGCAATTCGATGATATTAAGCGGGTTATATTATATCAGAATATAGCGCATTATGATGATGAATATATTGACCCTGACTTAAAGAAGGCAATGCAAGATGTAGATAGGTTAAAAAGCAAGGGTATTGATGTTCCATCATTAGAGCGGCGCATGGCTATCATTACGGCTCATTGTGGCATTAGCAAACAGGCGCTCATGCAATATTCTATGCGGTCATTACAGTTGTTATTTGAAGAATGTGCAGGCGAGGTTGAGTTCACAACCTTGCGTCCAATCATGCTATATGCCGGTAAAGCCAAAGAGCTTGAGCATTGGATATATAAGAAGAAGAAAGATAGATTTGATGGATATATTACATCTGTTGAATCCTACAATAAATCTATGGGTGGAGATGGCAAGGTAAAACAAGCCGACCCCAATACGATTGCGAATATAAACAATATTATAAATAAATAAGGAGGAAATTCTATATGAGAAAATTCCTAGCTGGCGTTGGCGATGCTATTCTCCTAAAAGGTCAGAATATCATTGGCTTCGCTAAGACTTTGACCGAATCAACCTTTGGTTTCACTATTTCTAGCGAAGAAATTCGCGGTGGTAAGGGTAATAATTGCTCTCTACGTTGAGTAATCAGCGTATGACTTCGGGTTAAATGCTTTGAATCCCTAAAGCCCACACACCTAAACAGTAGTTGGAAACGACAAGCTGAATGGTTGCGAAAGTAGAAAAAAGTTGTGGGATGACTACATGGTCAAATCCTAAATAGTCTATGCCGATAAAAATGGGTGTTTAGCAGAGAAATCCCTAAATATATTGACATATTTATAGTAATATGATATAATATACATGGGAAACTTTCAACGAATATCTCCTTGTGGGAGAAGTAGAACCTCAAGCGTATGGAGGAGGAAAAATCCGACCCCTATTAAATAGGGTGAACATATATTCTACTCTCATGTGAAAACATGAGCAGACTGCTAGTGATAGTAAGTCGATATTGGCGTTGCGACCCAATATGAATACAAAATATTTCATGCCATTTTTTTTGGTATAAAATATAATAGGCAATGCACTAATCGGTAAATATTACCATGATTCCGGTCTTACTGTTCAGATTACTGACTCTTGCTTCAAGCTTGAGTATATTGCCGCTAATCTAGGCGTTGACCTAACCAAAGGCGGTCTTGGTGTTTATCAGAATGAGCTTACCGTTGCTACGGCTGGTCAGGTCACTCTACCACAGTCCCCGTCCGCAGTTGCAGGCTCTCTAATCGGCTGGTATCGTAAACCCGGTGAAGCCGACTATTCTGTTGGTACTATCACTGAATCTACTGGCACTTATACTATGGCTATTCCTAATGCACAGGCTGGTGAGAAGTATTGTGTTATGTATTTCTATCAGAACGCCAATGCAGATAGCATCATTATTCCTGTTGACTACGTCCCTGATGAGCTTCACGTCATCATTCTGAACGACCTGTTCAATGCAGATATTTTCACCACGAACAATGCAACGAAGATTGGCCGTCTGATTACTGATATTCCCAGACTACAGCTTGATGGTGCTCAAGACCTCAATTTGACCGCAACTTCCGCAGCCACTGTTTCTCTGTCTGGCTCTGCTCTAGCAGTTGACAACACCGATTCTTGCGAATCCGAGTCCTACTATGGCACTATGACCGAAGAAATCTTTGGTGCAAAGTGGCAGAACGAAGTCAAGGCTATTGCATTTGAGGACGCTGACATGTCTCTAGCCGCTCAGGGTACTCAGACCGCTGTTTGCTATGTCCTGTTTGATGGCAATAAAGCGCCTAAGATTATGGACAACTCCAACTTTACCTTTGCGGTTGAAGATGGCGACACCTATGCATCTGTTGACGCTAAGGGCGTTGTGACCGCTAAGGCGGCTGGCACGGCTCATATCTCTGCAACGCTCAAGGGCGCTGATGGTGGCGTTCCTGTCGTTGGTTATTTCGAGGTTACTGTAACCGGCTAATTTGATTATTCCTAATGGGGAGAGATAGCAATATCTTTCCCCATTTTATTACGAGGTGAGAAATAATGGATTGTCCATATTGCAATGTGGTTAATTATGAGAAAGTACCGACTTGTGATAAGCAAAGCGGTAACCATATTTGTCCTCATGTGCGGCGTTGCTTAGAGCATCATATTTGGAAGCCCCTAGCGTATATGGCTAATTGTCCAATTAAGACCGCGCCAACCGGCAATGTGCAGTTTGAGCGGCATGGATATCTATATGTTCAGGTTGATGACAAAGTTATCAAGGTAAAGAACCCGTATGACTACATCCCTGACAATGTAGAACTGAGGAAATATAAAGGAACATATAAGGTAGTAAAGGAGAATAAGGAATAATGAAGGAAAATATTATGAGTAAAGAACCAGTAGAGATTAAGGAATACGGCATCAAGGTCAATCCGTACCTGACATATAGCCAGATTCAGTCTATTGTTGATGGACTAAAAAAGCTGGATTCATGGGCGGCTAGACAGCAGAGCATTGATATGTGTATCCTCTATTTCGCGACCGACTTGAAGAAGGAAGAGATTGAGGCGCACGACCATGATTATTGGCTCAAGACGGGTATTGTTGAAGAGGTACAGGCACGGATTGAGAATATCTTCCAGTTGTATGACGCTATTAAATATGAGGAATCGCTACAGAAGTCCATTACTCAGATTGCAAGAGAAATGCCACGATTCAGTAATAAGGTCGATGAGGTGATGAAACTTGCCTCAAGCAAGAAATGATAAAGAAGTCCTAGCTATGTTGCGTAGCCCCATTATGAAAGCGATAAATTATGTCATAGATAAAATATATGATGAGAATATTGGCGCTATTCATGATGTGGTCTATATGGCATATAGCCCAGAAGAATATAATCGTACTGGCGATTTCTATAGAGCATGGGGCGCTGGCGATACTAAGGCGATAAATGAGCGGACGAGCCGTGGCACATTTGAGTATAAGCCCGAAAAAATGAGCATTGGTAGCACCGACCGGCAATCATCCAGCTATGCACAGCATATTGGCGTAGGCGGCGATTTCTATGGGCAGGATGCGCGACCTTATTTAGCTGAACTGATATACAATGGCGCAACCGGTTCATTCTTTGGGGATGGTGTATTTCGTAAGCAACGTGATGCATGGGCTGAACTCAATAAGCGTATAGGCAGGCGTAAGATGAAACAATGGATGAAAGAGGGTTTGGAGGCGGCTGGGCTTAAAGTGCAGATGCACAATAAGGCTATAGAGGTCACTACAACCAAGGTGGACTAGATATGAGATATATGGGGATAGATGCATCTTCAACCTGTACTGGAATTGCCGTTTTTGAAGATGATAAGCTTATTTATCATGGCGCGGTCAAGCCATCAAAAGACCTGCATTGGCGTGAGCGACTTGAAGAAGAGGGTAAAGAAATTGAGGCGATTATCAAGCAATATAGGCCATTCTGTATTTACATTGAAGACGTTCCTTTGATTGGCAAGCAGATGCAGACACTTGTGTTGCTTGGGGCGGTACAGGGATATATCCTTAGTATTGCCACACATTATAATGTGCCGGTTCATTTCCTATTACCGTCTCAATGGCGCAGCGATATTGGCTTGTTTGATGGCTCAAAGATGGGCACAAAGCGAGATGCGATGAAGGAGAAGGCCGTACTGACGGCTAACGAAAAATTTGGGCTTAATCTAAGATGGGTGAAGCCAAAAAGTAGGCTCAATGATGATGATATCGCAGAGTCTATTCTTATAGCCTACTCACAAATAAAAAAGGGAGTGTGATGAATGGCTGGAAGTAACTCAAACTACTCGATTCTGGTCGATGTTCAGCTTCAAGAAGAGAGTATAAAGAAGCAATTAAAGCAAATCCAAAATAGCAAGGATATGCAAATCAACTTCAAGGTTGGAGCAGATGGACTAGACAAGGTAGCTAAGAACGCCAATGAGGCGACCGATGCTACTAAGCGGCTCAACGATTCTGGTGAAGACCTGCAAATGACGTTCAACGTGGCAAATGAGGTATTTAGTAAATTCTCAGATGTCATTAGAAGTATGGTTGGTCAGGTCTATGAACTTGATGATGCACTTACAGAGTTTCGCAAAGTCTCCGAGCTGTCTGGCTCTGAACTTGACAATTATGTAGACAAATTAACCAAAATCGGTCAAACAGTTGGCCGCACCGGTAAACCAAATCGGTCTGAGCCGGTATGTCGCGATGGAAAAGCGGCATAGAGAACAGCCCCTAAACCCTTGAAAGCCTCAAGAGCCTTATCACTACAACATGAGGATGAGATATGCCTGAGTGTGAATTATTCATTATTTACAATGAATTTGTGCGAAAGCAGAAAGACGATAAGGATGATTCCATGGGTAAAAGCTCTAAAGAATCTGTCACGAATAATGTATAAAATTCGTGACAAAAGGGCAGATTGGGCACGAAGTCCTGATGAGGGATGTGTCAATCGAATATACAGGGCGGCCCTCCAAAATATATAGGGTGAAGAATTATTCAGGAAGGGATTGAAAACCCCTTGACAAATTATCTGATATATGCTATGGTATAGATACTTGATAGAGAGAAGAGGTATCTAGCATGATTACAATGTCTATCGTTATTTTTTGCGGCACTATTTATTGTCTTGGTTGGCTTGCTATCATTATTCTACAGGCTTTATTTCAGCCAATTTCTTGTCTGTTCAGGCGATTATTTAACAGTGACAATAATGATGCGTCTGAATCTGTCGATGATAATACGGTAGAAGTTGAAACAACCAAGGATGATACATGGGGGAGATTGTAATGGAGGACGTATACACATTTGCTATTATTATTTGGCTCATCTTCTTCTGTTGGTTTACATATAAATGTTGTGTGCCAAGATATGCAAAGCCGGGCGATAGAACGCCGGAAGAGCGCAAACAAGATGAAGAAGAAAAACGGCGTGATATAGCACAAGTAAAAGCCCAAGATAAATATGATAATGATTGGGGATATATTAGATAATTTATAACCGTCGGAAATGGTTGAAGCTGCAACAAGCTTCAGAAAAAATAGCTTTAATGATAGCGATTCAGCAACGCTGGCAAAGGTGGCTACCACATTCCAGAATGTCAGCGATGAGGCAATAAGCGCAAGTGAATCAGCCGACTTTATTATTGCCCAAATGAAGGCATTTAATATTGAGGCTGATGACGCAGAGCATATCATCGATGCGGTCAACGCTGTAAGTAACTCCTATGCTGTGTCATCTGGGCAATTAGCCAAGAATCTTGGTAATATGTCCTCGGCGTTGGCGGTTGGCAACAATTCATTTGAAGAAAGTCTTGGTCTTCTGACGGCGGGCGTTGAGGTGACACGAAATGCAAGCAAGGTATCTCGCGCGCTTGTGTCTGTGCAATCTCGCCTGAACCAAGTTATCGATGAATCGTCGTCTACGGGACAAGCGTTAACAGAATGGTACCAAGAGCATGGGATTGCGATTCTTGACCAAGAGGGACAACTTCGTAGTCTATACGATGTATTAACAGACGTTTCCGAAATTTGGCCGACGTTAACAAAGAATGAACAGGCGTATTATCTGAATCAGCAAGCGGGTGCTAACCAGTCGCAGAATTTGGCCGCTATTCTTTCAAATTTCGACACAGCGGCTAAAGCAACAGCAACTGCGCTTAATTCCGCCGGTTCGGCAATGCGCGAGAATGAAGCGTATCAATCCTCACTCGAATATCAAACCTCAGAGCTTAAAGCTGAGTTCCAAGATTTAGCAAACAATGTTATTGATAAAGAGGTTATAACCGGATTTTTGAACCTCGGTCAAACAATGCTCAAGGTTGCCAATACAGACTTTGGTCAATTTGTAACTAAAGTAGGATTACTTGGCGGTGCTAGTTGGGGCATTGAGAGCTTGTTTCATGTGAGTAAAATTTTGCAAACCATTGGCAAACAGTTTACCAACTTGGGCAAAGCTATTAAATTAGCGGCCAGTGGAGCGCGTACTTTTGGCGAGGCGATTAAAGCAGTTGGTGGGGGAGCTAGTGTAGCCCTGCCAATTATACTTGCCATCTCAGCTGCTATTATCGGATGTATAGAGGCGTATAAGGCATTTGAAGAAGCCCAAGAAGCCAAAAAATTTGAGAATCTAGTTAATAACTATGAGTCGCTTAAAGAAGAAGCAGACGGCGCGGCAGACAAGCTAGAAGAGCTAAAGCAAAAGCTAGAAGACCTTAACGCCGTGCCAGAGGATGACCGAGACCAACAGTGGCGTGATGAACAAGCTGAGGTTAAGACGCTTATTGAATATTATAATCAGCTTGAACGTGCGAGAAAGGCGCAAGCTGATGAGGCAGGGGCTGCGGCATATAGCGCTGACAGAGAATCTGGTGTTACGGTTGGACGATACTATCAAGGCAAATATGGCGCTGAATCAAAAGAAATTGGTAGATATTCGACAACTACAGAAGCTGTAACCAAACTTGCTGAAGAAGAGGGCGTAACTCTAACAAGCGAGCAGATTGATGAACTATCTGAGCTAACCGATGATGGTGAACGTGCTGCCAAAGCCATTGATTTCCTTAAACAGAATCTTGAAGCTCTGCATTATACATTTGATTCTACCACGGTATCTGCGTCTGAGTATCAGTCCACTCAGGGACAACTCATGCTCGATTTGGCTGAAACAGCAAGTAAATCCGGTGAGGTATCAGATGCAGTATTAGAGCAACGTGATGCCTATATGAATGCTAATGAAGCTGAGTATGTATACCTTACTGGGCTTGAAACGCTGAATGAAGCACAACAGAAGTTTGTAGACGGCTACGAAGCCATTGCTGAAATTGGTGGGACTCAAGCTCAGAACATTCGAGAGCTAGGCACAGCCGCAGAAGAATCAGTGGGCGCTTTTGAGCAATACAATAACATACTTGCGAATTATGAAGCTGCAACAGCAGGAGCATCTGGTGCAACTGAGAATCTTGTTAAATCGTTATTTGATACCAATGGTCAACTTACCGATACTGCCAGTTATGCTTTGTCGACGAATGGCTCTATGGCAGACATGGCACAGTCATTTATTCAAGCCCAACAAGCGCAGTCTCAAGCAAACTTCCAAAACCTAATTAACCAAATATATTCAGTCGGTCAAGCGGCATCAATAACGACTTCTCAAATATCAAGTATGATGTCCGCTGCTGGTGTTGGAATTGGAATTAGTGATACAGAATTATCAAAAAATCTTCGTCGCACCTATCAAGAAAAGTATAAGAAGAGCGTAGAAAGCGACCCCGCAGCATATAAAAAATGGTTGCAGGACTATGCTTATAAGGCTGGACAAGAGAAATATCAAATAGAGCAAAAGAAATATCAAGAGCAACTTGAGCAGATATCGTCTTTTGTCCCATCGTCTTATGGTGGTGGTGGTGGCAGTTCATCCTCGACCAAATCCGACCAAGAAGAAGTCAAAGCCCAAACCATCAACACCATTGAGGAACTGCGCGATTATCTAACCGATGAATCGACCCGTCTCAAGCTGATTGACCCAGACATTAGTAAATCTGATTTACAGTCAACCCTATCAGAAGTAGCCACTATATATCAGTCCTATCAGGATTATCTATCCCAGCTCAAACAACAGGGATTTGATGAAACAAGCGAACAATATAAAGCTGCCGAGGCTGAATTTGCTCAATTCTTAGCGGTGCTTGAAGACTTGTTTAATCAGATTGCTCAAAAGGGTAATTATACCATTGAAGAGCTGTATCAAAAATTGCAAAGTGCATTGGGCGATAGTAGCGAACTGGCAAGTAGTCTGGCTGACGGTTTTAGCTCTGTCTCAAGTAGCGTAGACGAAGCTACCAGTAGTCTGAAGCAGATGATCAAGCAAGAGAAAAAGCTTCAAACGCTCAATGTTGTCGCAATGGAGTCGGCTACAGGGCATCGTGTTGAAATTAGCGAAGCTTATAAAAGTGGTGATTTAAGTGCCGAAGACATTGTTAGCGGATACGAATCAGCTTGGGACGTGATTAGAGCATACGGCGATTCTATCAATGAGCGATACGATAAAGCGCGAAAAGCCGCCATTAAAAATGCCGATGCTGAAAAGGACGTTGCTCAAGAAGTAGCAGACGAATACAACCGTCAAAATCAGTTGCTTGAGGATAAAATCGCCCTAGAAGAAAAGTTAGAGGCACTAGAGCGAGCCAAACAGCGCCGTATGCTTGTCTATAGCGAAGGTCGTTTCCAATATATGCAAGATGTCGATGCCATATCTAGCGCACAAGCTGATTATCAAGAAAAGTATCGAGACATTGAGCAGAGTCAGATTCAAGATCTTCTAACTATGGTTAGTAATGAGTCATCCGCATTCTTTGAGGAATATTTCAGCGAAGGTGGCAAAGTACGTGGATATAAAGGTGTACTTAAAGATCACCTCATGGATTATTTAAGAGAAAATCTGAGCGGAACTGTGTTAGAGGGCTTGTCTGATAGTGAGTTATATGATATATTTGGCGAGGCTATGAAGCCGGGTGAGGCATACGAACAGCTTGTTGCCGCTGAAAATGCTAAAGAAGCGGCTCTTGAAGAAAAACGCGCTCGTAAGGAAGAGCTAAAAAAGCAAATTCGCGAAGAGAATCTCAAGTACTATGGTGTTGACACTGACTTTGGCGAAAAGATAAAGAATGCTCAGTCGCAAGCCGAAGTTGAATATTGGACAGAACTTAGAAATGCAAAGCTCGATATGATTCAGGACTATCGCGATGCATATGGCGATGAAGTAGCGTCCAAATATTTTGGCACAGACGTATCTCAAATGGATACATGGAAGACCAATGAGGACATATATAAGGAAGCGTATGAATCCGGAAGTAACGCCTGGTGGACTAGCAAAGAAGAATTTCACCGGCAACATTATGTAGAACCCGAGGATGAGTGGACAGAAGAAAATCCAGATTTAACGGCGGCGCAATACAATGCTGTCACTGCTGTTGACATGGAAGGTTTTGGCGACCAAAGGCTATATAATAAAATATTCCGTGGCACAATCACAAAAGATGAAATTCAAGAATTATATAATAAAGCTCAATCTGACAGGTCTAAAGGATATTTTCTCAATCTCGCCTCAGAAATGCACAAGGCTGGATATACGGGTTATGCTCGTGGTACAAGGTGCGCCAATAAAGGGTTATCTCTAGTTGGCGAAAATGGCCCAGAGCTTAGAGTTCTAAATCAAGGCGATGGCATTTTACCTAGTGGTATTACGGACAATCTATGGCGCTGGGGTTCTATGACACCTAGCGATATGCTGACCTCCTTGGCTCAGAAGGCACAGAGTTGGGCGCAGACGCTCAATATTAGCAATGTCATGTTGCCTAATGTGCGCGACGCTCAGTCGTTCGTAAGCGGACTTAGAGAACTGGCACAGCAATATGTGACAAGACGTAGTTAACATAATATCATATCATGGTGGGTTGAGTTATGTCCGCCCACCATGATTATCATAAGGAGGTGATTTAGTGTTACCTAGCGAAGAATTATTACAATCTATTGATATCTTAGCTCAAAATGCGGTCAAGGATTCAGTAAAAATATATACAGCCATTGTCACTTCTGTAGCGGATGATAATACCTGCTCAGTCAAGGTGAATGGCAAAACGCATAGTGGTGTAGCGTATTACGTGGCGACCCCTAGTGTTAATAAGAGTTATAGGGTATTTTGCCCAAACGGCTCGATGAATCAGGCGTTTGTTATCGTGCCATTACCGGCTTATACAAAAGATGATGCTGGGAAAACATTATCCGTAGATAGCAGTGGGCGATTAGTATGGAGGTGATATAATTTGAACTTAAAGCTAATTGGTACCAAGGTGACGCAAGATGTGCAGACGCTTGCATTTCAGAAAAATAATTTAGTTGATAATATTACAGTTGAAGTTGATACTGACGAATCATGGCAGTATAAACTAGATGTGCAATATACTCATAAAGATTGTTCTGGTAAGACATTGTATAATATTGTCGACCTAAACAGGACTGGTAATCTATGCACTGCATTACTTACTGCGGCAATGCTCCCATTTGACGGTCGATATATCATGCAGTTAAGAGCTACTAATGGAACACAGATTTATCATAGTGATATTTTTGAAGGATGGGTGGAGCGCAGCCTTGAGCCGGGTTCAACTTATGACCCAGTACCAAGTGAATTTTACCAGATTGAAGAAAATATCAATGAGTTAAATAATCATCCTCCATACCCAGATATGAGCGGATTCTGGATGATTTGGAATGTCAAAACACATCAATACGAGCTTAGTGATATTCCTGTTCCTACTGAGGGTGGTGGCGATAAAACATATGTGCATACGCAGAACATTGCGGCGGCAACATGGGTAATTCAGCATAATATGTATAAATATCCGTCTGTGTCGGTTGTTGATTCAGGAGATAATCAGGTGGTTGGCGATGTTGAATATACAACATTGAATTCTTTAATAATTACATTTACCGCGCCATTTTCTGGTAAGGCATATCTAAATTAAATAAGGAGTGGTATAGATTATGCAATTTTTAACAAATCTTAATCTCTTAAAGAATGAGCTACAAAATGCGGTCATTCAGGTACTAGCGATTGACCCTGCCGATGGCAGAGAAGGACAGATTTATTATAACAGCACAAACAAAGTGTTGAGACAGTACATGGGCACGGCATGGGTCAATGTTGGTGTCCTATATAATCAAGATTCTACAACTGGTGCTGTCGTTACTGGACTTAATGACCAAGGAGGTGTCGAGGTCACTAACGTTGTCGACTTGACGCTTACTGGCTATGCCCCTGTTGAGGGCGGCTATGTTACGGTTGGGATGAGCCTACAAGAAGCTATGGCAGCGATGGACGAGGCAATTAAAAATGCCGTGGCCGGTGGCGGCGAAGTCAACCAGAACGCATGGTCAAATATCAGCGTAAAGAAGCAGAGTACGGCTACTACGGCTGTTGCTGGTGCGACTGCTGATACGACAATTGCCGCGACAAGCAAGACAGATACGTTCTCTGTAGCGTCTGGCAATAAGTGGGTTGACATCAACGGCTCTGGTAAGACGGTTAATATTGGTCATAGTCTGAGCGGTGCTACTGCTGGCACATATGGCGCGGCTGGCTCTGTGGCTCAGGTTACAGTTGATGCGGCTGGTCATGTTACTGCGGCGCAGAATGTAGCCATTACCCCAGCGGCTATTGGTGCGGCAACTACTGATGCTGTTGAGGCAACACAAACGGCGGCAGACAACGCACAGGCGACAGCTGATGCGAAGGTGGCCTCTGTTGGCGCTACTGCTAATGGCGGCATTGCAATTGATGGTACGGCTACTGCGCCTACTGTTGGTATTAAGCTCGACACCAAGGCGGGCAATGCGGCATCTCTATCTGCTGACGGCCTTATGGTTACTATCCCAGAAGTTGATGTGCCAGAATATACCATTACCAAGTTGGCTACGGCTACTACTGGCTATCTTGCATCCTATCAGCTTGAGAAGGACGGTGTTAAGGCTGGTGAGGTCATCAATATCCCCAAGGACTATCTGGTCAAGAGCGCCGAAATCAAGACATCTACTGGCACAGGCGACCCCTCTGGTCTACCATCTGGCACTAAGTACATTGATTTTACCGTCAATACATATGATAGTGCAAGCGGCACTGGCACAGAGAGCCATATTTATCTAAATGTTGAAGACCTAGTTGATGTATATACGGCTGGCAATGGTATCGAGATTAGCGCAGCCAATGTTGTGTCGGTCAAGGTTGTGACTGGCAACGGTCTATCAGTTGATGCTAATGGCATTAAGATGGGTGCGGCTTCTGCTACTACCGCAGGTGCTATGAGCGCCGATGATTTCAGTAAACTGGCTGGTATTGAAGCTGGCGCAACCAATAATGAAATTACACTAAACGGCACGACAACCAAGAAACCAAGTTTCTATGCACCTACTACCGGAGGTACTGCCGGTCAGCATCTTGTCTCTAATGGCTCTGATGCGCCAACTTGGCAAAATATGCCAACCATCCTCAAGAAATATACTGCTACCAATGCGGCCATTACTGCATCTGGGGGAGCATATACATGGACTATTACCAAGGCAACCCATGGCGTTGAAACGCCTGTGGCGGTACAGCTGTACGAAGTAGCGACTAACGAACAGGTTATCGCTGATGTTGTAATCGCAACGAATGGTGCGGTAACGATTAAAATTAACGGAACAGGAACGCTTGCCGCTGGCACATATAGAGTAGTAATTATTGGATGATAGAGGTGACAACCAATGAAATATGTTGGCACTTACCTCAACGATGAATCCATTGCAACAAAAGATAAATTAGATAATGTAAAAAATAGTATCCCTACTGATGTAAGTCAGCTAACAAATGATAGCGGCTATATTACATCTGATGATATTCCGGTAAAATCGGTCAATGGAAAAACCGGTGTTGTCACATTAAACAAGTCAGATATCGGCTTGGGCAATGTTGATAACGTTAAGCAATACAGCTCAACTAATCCGCCGCCTTATCCAGTTACAAGTGTAAACGGGGAAACAGGTGATATTACGATAGACGTATCGGGTGGTGGCACTCAAGTCAAGATTGTGAGGTGGTAGCGTGCCATTATATTTAGGAAGTAATAAAATAGGAAGAGTTGACACAATTAAACATTTGGTTGATGTAAATCTTGAACAAAAAACGGTTAGTCCGACAGAGAATGCGGTATCATATTTGCCATCAGCGGATTATGATGCATTTAGCGAATTTACAGTAAACGGTGCGCCACTTCAATCTAAAACGGTGCAACCAACAGAATCAACGCAAGTCATAACAGCTGATACAGGCAATTATGGATTAAATCAGGTAGCTGTAAGCGCCATGAAACTAAGTAATAAGTCGATTACTGAGAATGGTACATATACAGCCAGCACAGAGAATATAAATGGATACAAAACCGTAGTTGTCAATGTACCGAATGAGGGTATCGAGCCGATTATTGTGAACGATGGTTCAATCACACCAACTGGCACATATGCAAATAGTACTTATTATAATACATCTTATGGTGTAAAAATTGGGTATATGGCAAATGGTGACGTGATGATATCTATGCAAGGCGGAACGTCAACGTCGTATGAGAATATATATTTTTATGCAGCGTCTTTACCATCTGGTGTAACGCTAATAGCACCGTCTAAATTTGGTACTGGCAACGCTGCGGAGATGATGTTCGTTTGTATTATTAGTGGCTTAACTGGTTCGGCAAATATAGCCATAGATATGAGTACAAGAAATAGCTCATCTGACTATGTAAGATGTGATTTGACAATAACATATGTATGAGAGGGGGATATGAGATAATTGGCTACAACAACAAATCTACAAGAATTACTAATTAACTATTTGACTCAGAGTCAATATGATGCGGCATTGGCGGCTAGAACTATTGACGAGAATCAGCTTTATTTCATATCCGACAAATTAGCCGGAACCAACATAACCACTAGCACAGCACAACCTACTAATCAATCATCTGGGGACTACTGGTATCACGTCACCGGAACGGCAAATATTTAAGAGAGGAGGATGAGATATGGCGCTTACTAAACCCAGCCTATTTCCTGTAGCCGCATTTGACGCGACTAAGGAACAGAAGTTCAGATTTTATTCACAAGGCGGCTCTCAGGTCACAGGCAACATATTAACAATAAAAAATAATGCAACCCTAGAGCAGGTATATAAACAGACAGTTACAACGTTTGCTTATATTCATACATTACCTGCTGATACATTGACCAATGGTACACGCTATCAGGCGACAATTCAAACGATTGACGCTCAGGGCAATATATCGGTTGAGTCAGACCCAATTTTATTCTATTGTTATACTCAGCCTACTTTAGCGTTCACTAATATGCCCGCAAGCAATAACATCCCCAATGCTTCATTTGAATTTGAGGCACAGTATAATCAGGCCGAATCTGAGCAACTGGCACAGTATCAATTCAATTTATATGACGCGCAGGGTGGCCTAGTGGCAACAAGCGGCACTAAATATCTACAAAATCAGGCCGTACCTACGGTTATAGCATATACATTTTCAGGTTTTGAGGATGGGCTTACCTATCAGATTGAGGTGGTGGGGCAGACTGTAGAGGGCACAGCCGTAGAATCTGGTAAGACGAGCATATACATCGTTTACTATGTGCCGCGCGTCTATACCACCATGTATCTGACAAATAATTGCCATGATGGATATGTTACAATTGAGAATAACACGGTTGGCATTGCGGGCGATTCTAATCCATATCCTCCCACATATATTGACGATAAAGAGGTTGACCTTAGAGAGTCCGGTTCATGGGTTGAATGGAAGGATAATTACGAGATAGCTGGTGATTATACCATGGGTATATGGGGGCGCGACTTTAATTCTAACTCAAAAATTCTCACATTCACTAATGATGATGGCGCGACTGTCACATTAACATATCGCGAAGAGAATGAGTATGTGTGGGTAGAATTAGTGGCCAAGCATCCAAAATGGGAACATTACTATGGTATCTTCTCTAATAAGATAGCCAAACCATCTGACACAGAATATCTATTCATTTGGAATCGGCGCATCAACAATGTATATGACTTAAAGATTGAGAATAGAGGTGAGATTGTTTGATAGCTGTATTAGGATATAATTTTTGTTCGGACAGGAATGCCATCGACCCAATGCCTACCAACGTCTCACATATTACTAAGACGCGCATTGAGAATGGCATATATGACCATTTCAATGTGACTAATAACGTGACAAAGCCATACAGTCCAGAAAAGCCCACTGATTGGGATTGGGAGACTATTATGGATTGTAACTTTGACGGTAATATCTCAGCTGGTAATGTCGACCAGATTACCAAGGATATTACGGGTTATAGACTCAAGAGGCGCAAAGTTGGTGAATTTGAGTGGACAACGATTAAAGAGGCTGAGATTAACGACTTGTCTGAATTGGCGTTCACATTCACTGACAACTTGGCGCTTAACTTCACCGACTATCAATATGCCTATGTGCTCATGATGAGTGGTGTTGAGGGAGACTATATGGTCGAGCAGATTACTACTAATTTCAAGGGCGTGTTTATCTGCGACTTGGATACTGTATATAAGATGTACTGTGGTGTGGCATATGGCAATAATGACCAAGTGCGGCAAGTAGGCGTATTTACTCCATATGGGCGCGAATTCCCTATTGTTATTAGTAACGGCTTGCAGAATTATCAGACTGGCTCAATTCAAGGCAAGGTACTACCAGCCGACTTTGAGGAAACAGGTAATATTGATAGACAAGAAATTGTAGCAAGGCGCAATACTCTGCTCAAATTCTTGACGAATGGTAAGCCAAAGATTATTAAGGACTGGAATGGCGGTTCTTGGCTTGTTTGCGTTACTGGTAATCCATCTGTATCTTATGACGCAAGTTATGGCATGGGTATGTGCGATGTTAGTGCAAGCTGGACAGAGACAGGCAAGGCAGATAGCAAGAGCGATCTATTTATGAATGGGCTTATCCCAACGGAGGCTTAATATATGGCATTAAATATTACACAGGACGATTATAACATTCTTAGGCAATCATATATCAAGCAGTATATTAAGCTCGACCTATTGGACTTCAACATGAACGTCGTAGATGAACTAAGTGGTAATCTTATCGGTTTCTCTGTGGCGGTTGATGCAAATGCTGATTTGCGACGTTCATGTGAATGTAGCTTAGTTGTTACAGACAGCTCATTTGAGATTAAGGCTGGTGGTAAGATTTTTCTTGATAGATATATTCGCCCATGGATTGGTTACGAGAATATGCGAACAAGGAACATTCAATGGTACAATCAGGGCGTATATCTAATCAATGCACCTAGTTATCAGTATGATGCCGCTAATTACACTTTGTCATTTTCTGGACTTGACCTGATGGCCAAGTTGACAGGACTGAGAAATGGTGAATTACCGGGCGTACCGACAAAAATTCCTATTGGCTCAGATGTGCGCGGGGCAATTATCGCCGCGTTGGAATTGGGTGGATTTACCAAATATATTGTCAGTGAATGTAAGAACGTAGATGACACAATACAGGAAGTGCCATATGATATTGAGATAGCACAGGGTGGCACAGTATATGATATTCTCAAAGAGTTACTTGCTATCCTACCTCAGTATCAGATGTATTTTGATGTTGATGGCGTATTTCACTATGAGCCAATCCCAACCGGAGCAAATGACCCAGTGTTGATTGATGATGATGTGTGGCAAAATATTGTTATTCAAGAATCAGTAAGCACTGATTTTGAGAATGTCAAGAACTATATAGAGGTATATGGACGCAGTCATGACATCGACCACTTTAGCGATAAGACAACTGTAGATGGCTCGACCGTCACGTTGCATATACCGTCATTAACGCCAACTGTTAGTGGCGCTTCACCATTACAAGAGTGGACATTGGTTGGATTTGTGCCGCCTAGCAATGTAGAGGGGTCTGTTTATTTGACTATAACGGCTGGGGCTAGCGAATCCGAGTCTACTGTATTGGGTACATACAAGCTTGTTAATAGTGATGGGTCTAGTGTAAAGAAGCTAGAAAAGGATAAATATTATGTTTCTCAATTTCAAGCAAACGGCACTTTTCTTGATTTGGGAAATGATCAAGCATCTGCTGTAGCATATGATAATAATCCAGACAGTCCCTTCTATGTAGGTGACCCTGTTGGTTCTAGCTCAGTTGGTATTATTAGACATGTATGCTATAGTGGTGAATACGATAATATCACATCAAACGACCTAGCTAAGCAACGTGCCGATTTAGAGCTATACTGGCGTTGTCGGCTCAATGACGGTATCTCATTGGCTACTATACCAATTCCTTGGCTCGATGTCAATATCATCATGAGTCATGCCATGAAATTACAGGGCGATCAAAAGAAATATATGATACAGTCATATAATGCCCAATATGGCGATGCAAACAGTATGACCATATCAGCGTCAAGTTGGTATCCTTATTATTTGGTCGACGGAACATCTGAGCCAGTTGAGTTACAGTATATCATGTCTACAGGTAACCAGCTTATTAGCACCGGATTTATCCCAAATAATAATACACGTGTTCAGATGGTGATAACGCCAATGAATAATACAAGTGGCTATCTATTCGGCTCATTGTATACCAATGAGAAGGAAGACCAAGCCGCAGATGATACATATACGTATTTTGGTGTATCATACAGTAATGGTACGGTCACGTTTGGTTATAATCAGGATAACACTCAGACGATATCGGTTGGCACGTCATTTGCTAAGATGACCATTGATATGAATAAAAATCAGCTTGCTGTCAATGGGCAATCTGTGCAATATGACGCAAGCGAATTTAAGATGAAGAATAATATGGCGCTATTAACCTATAGCAAAGATGGCTATTTCCAGAAGCCAGCCATAGCGGCGTTCCTACATTCATGTAAAATATGGGATAATGGTGTGCTGATTAGGGATTATGTTCCATATCGTAACAAGTGGGGCAATGTTGGGCTATGGGACAACGTGCATAATATATTTTATGAAAATGGGGGCACAGGTGAATTCACTGTTGGCCCAGTAATTGAAGAATGAGGTGAATATAGTTGGCTGAAAAGAAAAATTTTACCATAAAAAATTATACCGGTACAGATTATGATACGCTCTATCCTCAGACAACTTCAGAACAAGTATTACTCGATTCAACTGCTCAAGCATCAACTAATTTACCATCAGATTCAACATTAGACGATGCTTTACAATCTATTACCAAAGATGGTGGAACTTATCAGATTGGTGATACATTAACTATAACAAGAACTAATCTTGGTGATAAGTGGTTATTGTGTAATGGTCAAGCAATATCTATTACTGAATATCCTGAATTAGCGGGTATGCTAAAAAGTGTCTATGATTTTGACTGGGAATCTATGGGGAGTACGCCATATGAAATCTCGGAATTGGCTACAGATGATGACACGTTTCTTATTGTATCAGGCACTAAGCTATTTGTAACCAATACGTTAACCGGAGATAGTTCCTCATGGACAAGGTTATATAGCGTTGATGTTGGTAGCTCATTTAAGGCAAAGCGATTAAATAACAATTTTATTGGGTTGTCATCTAGTGGCTCGAGTCATTATTGGACAAGTAATAACATAACAACTGAAACAGCTCTTCAGATAAATGGGTTGAGTAATGGCGGCGATGATATTATATATTATGATAATCATTATTTTTCTTTTCATAACGTGACTGGTAGTACGCTTGAATATTGTAATATGTATATTTGGGATGATTTAGCAAATGAGCCAAATATCGTAAAAATATCCTCATGGTATGAAAGCAGTAGCAGTAACATATCAGTAGGCGGTAGCTTTTGGGATTTACCAGATGGGGTTGGATTATATCGGTCTAACAACATTTCAAAGAACTCTGTAACCGTTATTATTACAAATAGCTCTGGTGATGTAACTTCTAAAGCCGTACAATTTCCTGAACAGTCAGATACACCGAGAGATATATTTGCAATATATTGGGGTGGTAAATACTATTTATTTATTAAGGTGAGATCCTTTGATGATTATGATGTGTATATTAGTGATTCATTAACATCTGGGTATACGATGTTGTTATATGGTGGCACTAGTGTAACTTGCTCTAGTGCTAGCAAAATAAATAATATATTGGTGCTAGGCGGAAGTTACTACATTGACACCGAAGGAACTGTACATGTTGCAAAAAACAAAATCACAACATCTACTCCAGTTGTAATTGGAACAAATAATTTTTATACCACTAACGATACAACGGCATATAGTACATCTGCTCAATCTGTATTGAATTTACCTTCAGTTTCTCAATCTGATGGGCTGTACACTTATATCAAAGCAAAAAATTAAGGAGGCAACAAAAAATGGCGTTATCAACTCCAATTTTACCAGCAAGAGCTGGATATGTAGAAATTATCAATGAGAATGGCGAGCACGTATACAGGCCAACTCAAGAGACAATTGATAGACAGAACCAAGAAAATCTCGTCCTTGAGCTACAGAATAGGCTAGTGGAGGCAAATTCTGTAATTGATGCGATGGTTGGCGTTAAGGAACAGGAGGTGGCGACTGAATGATTGACAGAATAGCACAAGCCCAGCAATTTAGAAAAGCGGTACAATATTTCACGGCTACATTACCTGAAGAAAAGGCGCTAGTTGTATCTAGCGTATTTGATGCATGGGCAATCAATGTAAAATATATCACAGGCGAATGGGTGTCATATGGTGTCAATACGGTGGGCGACCCACAGTTGTATCAGGTGCTACAAGACCATACAAGCCAAGAGCAATATACACCAGATACGGCTACTAGCCTATATAAGGCGGTTGGTATTGACCCTAGTGGCATTCCAACATGGGTTCAGCCACTAGGCGCAACCGATGCCTATAAGCTAGGCGATATCGTCATGCACAATGGCAAGAAGTGGAAAAGCACGATTGATGCCAATGTATGGGAGCCGGGCGTATATGGTTGGGAAGAAGTGGCCGAGGATAGTGGAGAGACCGACCCTGTTGAACCAATTGAGCCAGAAGAGCCGGACACCCCCACTGATACAATCCCCGACTTTGTTCAGCCCACAGGCGCACATGATGCCTATGCAAAGGGCGACAAGGTAAAATATAATGGCAAGGTATATGAGAGCCTGATTGATGGCAATACATATAGCCCAGATGCATATCCTGCCGGTTGGAAAGAAATTACGGAATAATAGGAATATAGGAGGAAATATATAATGAGTGCAGAACAAATTGTTAATCTAGTGGTAGCGCTACTTGCCGGTCTTGCAACCTGCATCCCGCTTGTTCTCAAGCTGGTGCAGTATGTAAAGAAGGCGACCCAAGAAAAGAACTGGGCTGGTCTACTTGATCTAGTTATGAAGCTCATGGAACAGGCTGAGAAGAAATTCGCTGATGGCGCGACCCGAAAAGAATGGGTTATGGCTATGGTGCAGACGAGCGCCGAATATGTACAGTATCCAATGGACGTGACAGCTCTTAGCGATATGATTGACCAGCTGACCAATCTGACTAAGAACGTGAACGCCAAGAAGGAGAGCAAGTAATGGCTGTATATATTGGTCAAGCAAGCATTGATGAAAATGGTAATATCAAGAACGGTCAAGCTGGCAATCAGTCGGGGCGTGAACTGAACAAATCAGGTTGGTATAGCAATGGATGGACATTGCTAATTAGAGCCAAAGACCCCAATCTAGCTGAAAAGATGGCTAAGGTGTGCGAGTCTGGCGTGGCTAATAAAAATATTGGCTATGACCAGTGGCAGAGAAATACGCTTAGAGCCGAGGCAAAGAAGGCGGGTTGGAACTTAGCCGCAATCAAGACCCCATGTGAGACGGACTGTAGCGCATTTATGGCGGTTTGTGCAGAGGCGGCTGGTGTCAACATGGACGTGGCATATACACAGGGTAATGCGCCAGCCACATTCCAGATGCGTCAACAATGGGCTAAGACGGGCAAATTTGATATGTTGACCGATAAGAAATACCTGACATCGTCTGATTATCTAAGACGTGGCGACGTGCTAGTCAATGAAAGCCGCCATACTGTAATGGTGCTTAACGATGG